ATAAGTAACGCACACCTCATAAGATATTTACAAGTAGAAAATAATCCAATTTATGATTAATTAATACTTATTTTAAAAATGTGGAATCTTATATAATATTTAAAAATAACTATAAAACAATTTACAAATAAAATTAGAAATAGATTTTAGAATGTAAACTCAAATTATAAATAGTTATTTAAAATAAATAGTAAATACTTATAAATATGATTCATTCTTAATATAAGTATTTTTATATAAACTATGGACTTTTTATATTCTATCGATAATGTCTTAACATTAGAAGAATGTCAATTATATATGAATTATTTTAATGATCCAGAAAAAGTAGAACATATAAATGATAAACATAGAAAATATTATCGTGTTCAATTTCAAAATAAAGAATTAGCCGCGAAACTATATGAAAAAATTAGTTACTATATTCCTAAAAAAATTAAAAAACTATCGATGGGAATGAATAGTTTTATTCGATTATCTAAGTATGAACCAGGACAATTTTTTGGAATTCATAAAGATAGTATTAATTTTGATGGAGATGGTAAACAAAATATGAGCTATGCAACATTAAACATATTTTTAAATGATAACTTTGAGGGTGGTGAAACTATATTTTATGAAAATGATAAAAAAACAATAACATTAAATTGTAAACCTAAAACTGGCAGAGCCAGCTTCTTTTATTCACAACAATTCCACGAAGGATCTAAATTAGTTAAAGGTTATAAATATTTATTAAGAACTGATTTAATGATAAATCATAATAAATAAATTAAATAGATAACCTATAATAGATAACATATAATAGAAATAATATCTAATATTTAATAGAAATAATATATAATAGAAATAATATATAATTTATTCTAATTATTTTTAATCTAACTTATTTGTAAGTTAGATTAAAGATAGATTTATAAATTTGATGTTTTAAATATTTCCATTATATTAGGAAATGCCTCTCACTCAAAAAAAAAATGAGTTTAAGTTTCCCTCTGAGATGGTTGGAAAAATAATGTCTTTCTTACCCCCAAATGATATAAAAGAATGGTTACTTCTAGCATATTTTAAACAAGATTTGGAACTAGTTTTTGAAATAAAACGAACTTACATTTATACGATTAAGTACTATTCACAATTAAAATATAATCTATATAAAATATATTTTAATTTAAATAACATAGATACACACGGGAAATATTTGTTAACTGTCTTAGAAATTTACACTAGCACCTGCAATGATGCTATGAAAAATCGAATAGATGCGATTTCGGTTCGAATAAATTTAGCAAATAAATTGGTAGAAAAAGATAGAACAAAGTTTTTAAATCTAACTAAATATATTTCTAGATACCCTGGTTAACTATCTATAATAGTCATTGAATGGTATAATATAAAAGAATTAATTCCAACAACAACATCTATAAGTAAGGGTTTCCAGGAATCCTTATTTTTTTGTAAAGCTAAATAACTAAATAGAAAATATAAAAATGCATGTATAGGTCTTAAATTATTCCACCAAATTTGTTGACCAAATGTTTCTGGTCCAGTTTTTCTATAATTTCCTAAGTAGATTACGGAAAATCCAATTGCTGGCAATAAACCTATTATACCTAAATATGGTAAAAATTTTTTATCTATATGTTTAACAAGTAAAACCATTAAAATTCTTATAGGTATACACAGGAATAAAAATAAAAGGAGGCGTTTATAAAAAATAATCATTATATTATATAGAAATATAATATAATAACTATTTTAGTAATTATTTAGATAAAGATTTATAATATTACATTGCTGCTTTAACTGACGCAACTAATTGAGCGACAGCGTCCTTGGCACTTTGACTCGAATTAAAGAAATTTGTGGCAGAATCGGTTATAGCCCCACCTACCGCGGATGATACAGCCATTCCATGGGCAAAACTTGGTACTAAAGACCCACTATGAGAAGAAGCAACTAAGGCATCCATCGAATCGTGGGCACATGAATCAAACTCATCCCTTGGAACACCTAAACGTGCAGGAATAGAACCCTTATTTAGGTTGAATACTCTTTGGAAATCTTCTCCCATAATTTCAGCAGCCATTATATTTTGAGATCCAGTACCAGCAGTAGTTCCCTGTGCAAAAAAAACAAATGAATCAATGTTAAATGTGTAAGCGCCAGAAGTTCCAGGGGCTGCGGTACATACATAATCTGTTCCACCACTCTTACCTGCTACTTTAAATTCGCCTTTAGCCCAGTCACCCATTATTTGCATACCTGCCTTACCTTCAATTACCAATGAAGTTGCAACGTTCCAGTCACGTCCTGGCGATTCTGCATCTACAAACTGTCGTAAATTTCCAAAAGTTTCGAAAACCTTTACTGTTATTTCACTGTTTAAAGCATTTAAATCTAGCTCAACAAAAGCCTTCTTATAGTAATAAGCGCCACCAACACCAAGTACAACTGCTTCAAACAATGTTGCATCCTGCCACGGTTGTCCACCGTGAGCAAGAGCTACAAAACCAGCACCTTGTAATTTCTTCGCTTGAACCATAAAGTCATCCCAAGTAGTTGGGATCGTGGCACCTGCGTACGCGAACACCTCTGGATTAGACCACATCCAGTTAACTCGGTGAACGTTTACTGGAGCAGCTACATATTTACCCTTATGTTTCATTACATCTGAAACCACTTCAGGTAAAAGATTATCCCAGTCATTTTTATCAGCAACACCACTTATATCAGCTAAAAATCCTAAATCGCCCCATTCTTGTATAGATGGACCTTTTATTTGTGCAGCTGTAGGAGGATTACCACTAATAGCTCTAGACTTTAAAACTGTCATAGCATTTTCTCCTCCTCCTCCAACAACAAAGTCAGTCCATCCTACACCAGCATCACTTAATTTATCTTTTAAATAATTAACACTAGCTGCTTCCCCACCAGAAGTCCACCAATGAAGAACCTCAACATCACCTAATGTTCTATTTAAAGTCTTATTATTTTTTGATAAATTCTTGCTATTATTAGTTTTGGATAAAACAAGCGCAACAATTGGCAAAAGAAACTTTAACGATTTTTTCATATATATATATATAATTTTCAAAATCTTAGAATTTAAATTCTAAGATTTTACAGATTTTTATATATATATTATTTTCATAATCTAAGGTTTTAAATTACTAAAAGGTATTATATATGATTATCATTTTATATTTAATTAATTCAGGAATTTCTAGCCATCCAAGCTGCATACCGATCATTTACTGCTTGGCCATTATCTGCCCACCAATCAGGGTTGGCAAGAATACCGCCTTTCATATGTTCAGCGGTAGTCGGCATATGCTCCATAATATTCGCTTCTGTGGTCCGACCAGCATTGAACCATGGCTCCCCCGCCTCCATAATTGGAAGAGCTGATGGACGCATAGGAGAATAGTTGATCCAATGAGCTTGACCTGCCTGGGATTCAGTGGAAGAAGCATGGATTAAAAAGTGAATAGCCGCGGCTCTGTTTGGAGCTCCCGTCATAAGCACCAACCATTCCTCCTCGAGAACTTGTCCATCCCAAACAGTAACGTAATCCGCACCGTCAATCAAAACCGCTCCACCGACTGTACCGTTATAGGCTAATGACATAGAAACTTCGCCAGAATTAACCAGATAAAGTGGCCTAGCGCCCGCAGACCAAAATACGACGTGATCTTTGATTGTGTCAAGTTTAGCAAAAACCATATCTTGTCCTTCTTGAGTACTTAGCACATCATAAATATCTGGAATAGCTACGCCAGATGCATACAGTGCCATCTCAACTATAGCGTTAGCCCAAGTGTGAATACCACGCTTTCCAGGGAATTTTTCAATATCAAAGAAGTCATTAATAGTGGATGGTTGTTCACCTGAGAAAGTGTTAGCCTTGTGAACAGGCACGTACGACCACCAAATCTGCGGAACTACACAATCATTTGGTACATCAATCAAGAGGTCTTTATCCATCGAAGTGCCATCAGGCGCAGGAAGGAATATACTACGATCTAGCTTTTCAAATAATCCTTCATCACATCCTATGCGAGCTTTATCACCTAACACATCAACGATATCCCATTTAACATTGCCTGATTCTACCTGGGCTCGAACCTCGCCCAACCCGCCGTTGTACCCGATCATATTTACGTCCCCCCTGGTATAAGTATCAACGTAAGCTTTTTGCTGTGAGGCTGAATAGTCATCTCCCCAAGAAACGAAAGTGATTTCTGTTTTTAACGATTTTTTATTAATATTTTTAGATGTTTGTGATAAATTCTTGTTATTATTAGTTTTGGATAAAACGAGCGCGGCGATTGGCAAAAGATACTTTAACGAATTCTTCATCTCTATATATATATATATATATTATTTTCAAAATCTTAGAATTTAAATTCTAAGATTTTAAACTTATTTCCGCGGTTCATATAATTATTTTAAATCTAAGGTTTTTAAATTAAATCTTGATTTTTAAATTAAATCAAAGGTTTTAAATAAATAGTATTATCTAAAATAATTTATTTATAAATAACCTTTTTCTGTTGCTGCTACGGTATAAGCCGCTTCCAGACCCGCAAGAGCTTGTTCAGCAGTCTCTTTTCCTTGCATGAAATTAACTAATTCTGCACCCGCGGCTGAATGCATTAGACCTGCATATGGCAACATTGGATATGGCTTAGTTCCCATTGCAGCAGCAGCAAATACACCTTTAACAGCTGCAGTAGGCTCATACCCATCAATTAACCAAACAGCTTGTGGCGAAGTTGTTTCGTTCAACATCTCTGGACGAATCGCATGCATTAAAGCCATAAAAGTAGCCTCTGCATCTGCATCTGAAATATTCTTAGCTACAGTAAATCCATCCCACCATAGAGTTGAAGCAGCAGTTGTACCACCACCAACTGTCATAGGACCAGCAGTAGCTGTAGCAGCTACTACAGCTGCATCTACCTCATCGCCTCTAAGGGCTCGGACACGTGAACCCCACATATTCATAAGAGCAACATTACCTGCTTTCCATTCAGCACTCGTTGCGTTTGAGTCGTGTGTTAGGAAGTCAGGGTTCATGTAATCTGATAACGCTCTCATCATGTTTAACGTATCTATGCCGTGTTGGTTATTAACAGCAATCTCTGCTGAACCAGGCTTAAAGAACTCCCCGCCGTGACCGATATACATATTGACAAATTCCTCACCTAAGTTCCAACCACCCTTATAAGCGCCACCAATAGGGTCTTTCATAATTCCACTAGCACGGATATTCTCAGCAGCAATCAACATCTCTTCATATGTTGTTGGTGGCGAAATACCTAGTTGATCTAAGATATCTGATCTATACACTAAATGCTGAGCGTTCGCCATAAAGGCTACTGCCATAATATTTCCATCAATTGTAACTAACTGGCTTTTCTGTAGTCCTTGACCATGCTTAACAACAAGGTCATTCAGAGGTCGGATCACATCATTGTTCATAAGTGGAACAATCGACGAGTTAGCAACAATCGCGGCTGTAAATTCCGCTGGATTACCAGTCATACCTGGAAGATTTATTTTTTGATGGTCCGCAGTTAGGTTTGTTTCAACTGTAACACCACCGTCAGCACATTCCATTGCTCCAGCACCAATTGTTTGGAACGCTGGAAACTCATTACCAACAACACTAACTCTTCCTTCACTAATACCACATCCAATTAATCCTCTAATTTCATTAGGTATTAATGATGGTTGTGTTAACCCTTGTGCTTTTTTACCATTATATAACCATTTATTGTTGTCATAATTCCAAGGATTGTAAGTAGTACTATTATTATAAGTTACTACTGGTGTATTTATATCTTTCTGAGTTTGTTTTGTTATATTTTCAGTATTTAATTTTGTTAAAACTAATGCCGCCAAGGGAAGTATATACTTTAACGATTTCTTCATATCTATATATATAAAAATATAAAAATATAAAAATCTTAGAATTTTAATTACTGCTGCGATGTCTTCAACTCTTTTAATGATTTAGCGTTATTTGACGATGTACCTTGACTTAATCCTCTAACTTCTGTACCGTTATAACTCCATCTGTTATTTTCATAAGTCCAAGGATTATAAGTAGTACTCTTTAATATTTTTTTTTCCTTAGGTGTGTTATCATTTGTAATAACCCTTTTGCTTTTAGTTTTCCTAGTACTTTTTGTATTATTACCAAAAATCTTTTTTGTTAAAACTAATGCTCCAAGAGGCAACCCATATTTTAACGAATTTTTCATATATAATATATTAATATAATATTTTAATTTTTATTTAATTTAATTTAGATTTTAATTTAATTTAATTTAATTTAATTTTAATTTTGGATAAATTTAATTTAAATTAATTTTAATTTAATTTATCCAAAATTAAAATCTAGGTATTTGTTAAATTTTTTATGGAATCTAAACAATGATGAATTGGATGCCCCGTAAATTTCTCCATTAGTATAAATGCTTTTTGTAAATCCTTTTTATTATCATAAATAGTTGTCCCAATGACATCATTTTGGGAATACAAATAATCAAATCGAGGTCCCCATTTTCTAGCACCTAAACGTGCTGTTACAGAACAATTATCTATCATATGTGAAATGCCTTTATCATATAGGTAAGGATTTAGGGAATCTGTTGCCTCTATAATAGATTCATTCACTATTTCCGAATAATTATGTCCATTTTCCATTAAAATATCTATCTGTGCCATCATTGTAGCAATATAAATTCCTGCTACGGTTGGCTCAATCGCTTGATCCTTTAATTCATTCCTATATTGTTTTTCTATTTGCCACATTTCGGTGCCATCTATTTTCCCTATAGGATATGTTTTAAACCGTTTCCCAGCTAATAATACACTATTTATCTCATTTCCCGATTTTACTTCGTCATATATTTCTTGTAATAATTCTTTGGCAACATAATAAGTATTTGTGTAAGCAGATGAAAATAGTTTCTTATTTTCTAAACACATATCAGTATATAAATTTTTAATACCGTTTGCTCTTATATATCTATTAATCGTTCCAGTTATATTATAAGCACTTGTTTCATAGGATTTCTTTTTACTTAATCCACTATTATTAAAATGTCTAAATAGGTATTCACTCATACCATATATCGCTCCTAATAATATACCACGTTCTCCATAAATATCAGAAACATACTCGTAGCGCATTCCAGTCTCAAATACATAGGGAGAGCCAATTCCAAGTGCCCAGGATATAGCATGGTCTGTTGCTAATCCATTATAATCTTGATGAACCGCTATACTCGAATTAATACCTGTACCTTTTAAATATAATTCTCTTACGCTAGGACCCATGCCTTTAGGAGCTACCATAACAACATTAATATTATCTGGAAATTTAATATTGTTTTTATCGAAATGTCCTAATAAAAATCCGTGCGATAAACCTAATGTAGAACCTGGTTTCATATGTTTAAACAATTCTGTATAGGTATCTATTTGAGCATAATCTGATATTAGATAAAGAACCATATCAGATTGTGATATTATATCATACATTTCACCTAATTTATTACTTTCAGATGATAGTGAAAAGCCAGTATTCTCTACATCCGTAAATGATTTTGATGTTTCACGAAGTCCTACATTAACATTAATATAAGTGTCCTTTAAACTATCTCGTAAATTTAATGCCTGTGCTGGCGCTTGTGACCCCCATCCTATAATTCCAATAGTATTAACTCCTTTAAATCCTTCTTCTATTTTACTCTTATTTTTAATATTATTTTTAATAACTGACTCCTCTCGGTTATATAAATCCAATGTTTTTGTTGTAAAAACATTAGTACTAAATTGTCGTCTGGTTATAGTTTTGCTTAATTGAGACAAAAACATTTTTATAACGTATCATTAATACATTTTATTTAAATCAATTTTTTATTAATTTAATAAAATTTTAAATTAATTTAAATTTATCGATTCCCTGTTTTCGTATACCTATATCTATAATATCTCCTGTTATCATTTTGAGAACCTGATACTTACTAATTAAATCCAATAATTTTTTCATAAAAAAATACACAAAAGTTTCACCCGCACATCTTCTATAGCCAAATCCAAATGGACAATATTTAGGCGGGTTAAATATAGGAATGTTAGTAGAATTTTTGTCTTCTACAATAGTCTCTCCATCAACCATAGATACTTGTAATATAACGTCTTCTTTAAGTGTGTGGGGGGAATACATTTTAGGTTTAAAAGTTTCATAATCTGAATCGACGTCTTTCATAATAGATTTGTGCAGATGAACTTTTTGATTTCCGTCAGTATCCCCCGAAAGACTAAATGTGGTAGGCACTTCTAAACGAAATATTTCTTTTATAATATTATATTTTTCCCTATCATCGGTTGTTTTTATAAATTTTTCTAAATAGTTATAACCATTCTGATTTTTAGCATCTTCTAAAATTGTATAAAAAATATTAATAAGCTGGGAAAATGCTACTATATTATGTAGTCCTGCGGTAATGACTTGCTCTGTAGTTAAATAATTTGTTTGATTCATCCAGTGATACGAAAAAGTATTTTCAGCTCTATTATTATTAGTATCTATCTGATATTTTATAGTTTCGATATTTTTCTTAAATATATCATATGCTTTAAAATAAGTCTGACGGGTCTGTATAAATTTATATAAATAACCATAATTTAGTTCATCATTAATATTATTATCATCTATAGAAACAATCTCAACCAAATATATAAAAAACTTTTTAACAATTTTAGTCTCATCCTCAGTTATATCATACAGATGTAAATTTATCCAAAGGGTAATTAGATTATCTTTATAAATAGACACAATAAGCTTATCTTCTGATATTGCTTTTTCTAAAGAGTTTAGAAAGGTATTGATATGAACTGTATAATACTTTAATTTATCGGTTGTTAAAGCATTCATATAACTATACTTAAAATTATTTTTTTTTTGTGGACCCGGCAAATGTTCTAAATCTCGTTGATTAAAGTCTCGTTGGAAAAGAGCGGCTCGGGAAAGATCATAATTAAAATAATTTCTTCCTAAAACATATCCGAGTAAAGGAGGTATTGATGTTGATTTCTTATATATTTCTTTATCTAATACATTAGTTTCTAACTTATTAATTAAAGTTCTATTCTCTATTAAGTTTTTCGTAGTTTTAATAACCTTACTAAAAAACAATGCGGATGAACCTAATCTTGTTAATATTGCTATAATTATTATTTCGCGTGCATCTGGCATATATATATATAAATATATAAATATATAAAATTTAATTCTATTATTTAATTCTATTATTTAATTCTATTATTTAATTATTGTCTTTAATACTCTAATAATATTTCTTCATAAAAAATATAAAAGGTTGAGTATATTAAATAATATGGATGTTTATGGTAGTGAGATCCTAAATAATAATACTAATATTATTGAGTTATCGGAGGATAAGATTTCACATAATTGGGGTGTTACTTTATTAAAAGGTTTATTATGTAATTGGTTTGTATGTTTATCTTTATGGCTGGCGGCCTCATTTGATACATTAACGGATAAAGCGGTTGGGCTATTTTCCAATTGCGGGATTTGTTGCTTTAGGATTAGAACACAGTGTGGCTAATATCTATATAATTCCACAGGGTATGATATTAGGTGCGGATATTACCGTTGGTCAATTTATTTGGAATAATTTAATTCCTGTAACTATTGGAAATATAATATCTGGTATATTATTTGTTGGATTACCATTTTATTTTTTAAATACCAAAAGTATTCCTGTACAGCCTATACCAGATATACGTATGGAATCAATCAATATGCCTATAGAAACTACTATTTAATAATAAAGTTGATTATATAATATTTTATTACCAGATATTATAATGTTAACCAGAACAATGATTAAATCTTCTCAAAAAAATACTTTAATATGGTTTAATACAAATATTCGTTTAATTATTAAAAATGCCCATAATATTATACGAAACAATAATTTTATAATAGACGACGCTCATTATAAAATATTAATACATAAAATTGAGTTTCTATACAATGATACCGAATCTTATTGGGCAGAAACAGATGGAGAAACCATTTGGTTAAATACATATAAAAACTGGACTCCAGACCTTTTATACTATACATTAATACATGAATGTATTCACGGATTAATTAAAAGAAAAGATGGAAGTTATTTATCTGAACATAAAGAGCATAAATTAATGGAAGAACTTGAACCATTATTAATTTAATTCTATTACTACGTTAATTATATATAAGAAAAAAATATATTTTATTCTAATATAAAATACTAAATTATATTTTTTTCTTATAATATAATCCAGTTTCTGCCGAATATACAGAGTCTTTACCCAAATAATTATAATTATGTCTTAAAAACTCTTCTATATTTTTAGGACAATCAAATACCTCTCCTTCTAACAATATTGTATCGGTTGGAACTATAATCGATTTATTCACTACTGTATTATTAGCGCCAATATAATAAAGACATCTATAATTGTTATCGGTATCTTTAAGATAAAATTGTAAATCTACCGTAATATAATGATAGTCCGCATTATTATAATCTGGTCCAGATAATTTATAATTACCAAACGCAGGATCATAAATCTCTATTTTATTCGCGTAACCTTCTACTAATCTATATTTATAATAAGTTGGTAAATATTCGCCTATTATTTTATATATACTATTTATTTCTTCTAAATTATCTATAAGAATACCGAAGTCAAAATCATCATCGTGTGCAATAAATTTGTGGTCTCTCCAGGCACCCAATAGTGTTCCATTCTCTATAAAAATAGAGTGCTTTAAATTTCTAAATACTTGGTCTCTTAGACACAATGCTAATTTTAATCGTTCATTTCCATATTTATCACATCCTGCTTCTATATTTTTATAATTATTCCATTCCATTATATATGTATATTATATTAAATTATGTTTATATAATATATTTTAATTTGCTTAGACTTTAAAATTAAAATATATCTATATAATATAAAAATGATTACGCACGGAATATTCAAATTTAAGCTTGGGCTTGTCCCACCTGTAAACATCAAAGGATTACCAGTTATCAACGACTGCGGCAGCTTTCACTTTGCCTACAACACAACACCCGAAGGGGAAATATGGATGATGTGGGAACTTGTCGATGGTGTTCTCTACCTGGATGATGGCCTCAACCTGGCATTAACTGGGTACAATAACATACGTATTATAGACTGGGGCGATATCCCGCTTTCGAGGAATATCGCCAAGAATAGTGAGAGAAACGGAGTTTTCCTAAGATTTACAGGTTCTATGCCGTTTGGTAATAGTTTACCACAGATTGAGGAAGGGAGCAATCTTTCTGCATTATTTTTTGCGTGTAATATTGAGAGGACACAGTTTGGGAACATTGGTAAATGGGACGTTGCTAAGGTGGAGGGTATGGGCGTGCTGTTCGCGTATGCTAGGAAGTTTAATTCAGATATAAGTAAATGGGATGTTGGTCGGGTGGGGAATATGGAGGGGATGTTCTATAATGCTGATAAGTTTAATTCAGATATAAGTAAATGGGACGTTGCTAAGGTGGAGGATATGTGGTGGATGTTCTTCGATGATAGTAAGTTTATTAATGCTAGGAAGTTTAATTCAGATATAAGTAAATGGGATGTTGCTAAGGTGGGGAATATGTATGGCCTGTTCAATAGTGCTGATAAGTTTAATTCAGATATAAGTAAATGGGATGTTGGTCGGGTGGTGAGTATGTCCTCGATGTTCACATACACTAATAAATTTAATTCAGATATAAGTAAATGGGATGTTGGTCGGGTGGTGAATATGGACTCGATGTTCTATAGTGCGGTAAACTTTAATTCAGATATAAGTAAATGGGATGTTGCTTTGGTCGAAATTATGGCATTAAATTTAAAATCAACACTGAACTTTAATTCAGATATAAGTAAATGGGAAATAAAACTGAATAAATCATTCATAAAACCTGGGCCTAATTATTTTTCTCAACGAGAAATAGATGAAAATGATATTATACATAATTTAAGTAGTATGTTCTTAGGTAATGTCAAAATCCAAAACACTTACGGAGACCTTAATACATCCCTTAACTTTTTCATCAACCAATCCAAATCCCAAAAAGCAGTAACAAAATACATAAGGAAAGTTCCCCAATCCAATTTTTTAACATCCATTATCCCACTAATAGGAGCCATTTACATTATAAAACGCCGAAAACGCTAATTATTTAATTTCCTTAGAACTTAAATTATTCTTAATAAATACGTAAATAGATTAATAATATCAAGATAAAGACTAAGAGCAGCGAATACGTGGTCATTAACATCATACGAATATTTATGTTTTCCCCCGATTATTAACTGCGTGTCATATACTATACAAAATGAAAATAGAAGGGCGCCTACAGATGAGTATATTATATTATAGATTTGATTTTTTATAAATAGAGATAGGATTCCCATAAATACAAGTATTAATAAAAAACATAAAAGATATGGACCAAACCCCGTGAAATCATACTTTGTCTGAAACGCAAATAGTGTTAATCCAAGGGTTATTAGCCCTGTGGCAACTGCTGCCATCAACAATGTATTTGTATCATAATAGCTACTTATTGTACCTAGTGTTATTGACAAAAATAAAGTAAAAAAAGATAATATTATATAATTACAAGGAGGATTTCGATGTATATTGGTACATACCAGAACAAGCATAAGTACTATTTGGAATATAAGACTTGTCGTTAATAATGACTGACCTCCGTTAGAGTTTTGCATAAAATCTTTAATAGAATCATTGTAGACGAATAGAGAACACACGCCAATCGTAAACATTAATTGTAAATACAGAATCGAATACACTCGTTTAATAAATGTATTTCTATCATCTCCTACAATTTGATTATATTCGGGGGGAGTATCTAATAATTTATAATGTTGTGCCATTTATTATTAATATAAAATATGTTTTAAATAATTAAAAGTGTTGTTAGTGATTACTTAAAGAATAATATTATTTTACTGCATATAACGTTGCTATAGATTTTTCACGCTGTAATTTACCATATTCACTGTATGGGTCATAGAATAAATTTTTCCACCAATTCTGTATTTTTTTAATCCGTTCGTTTTCTATATACATTATATTTTTGAATACTGGTAATTTTGAGGGGTTTTTTGTTATAAGGTATGATATTAAATGCATATTCTTACTTTTAAGGGCAAAACAAAATGGGCTACACATATTTATACCCACAAATTCGGTTTTTAAGTTCGAAAAAGTTGCTAATGTATGTTCACACTGTGTTGTTTCATTAAATAAATCAATCGCAGGATTTAGTTCTAATATATATTTTAAAATATTCAAATGACCTTCTGAACATGCATACTTAATTGCACAATTATTAATAGCCTCTATATTAATATCTGGTTTTAATTCTAACAAATATTTCACCAAATCTAAATTTCCTGACTTACAGGCGTATCTAAATGCCCCTTCATCATAATCAGATATATTGGAAACAGTTAATGATGGTTCAGTTTCAAATATAAATTTAATAAGATCAACATTACCTAAGTAGCATAAAAACCCAAGTATTTGAGAATAAGACAACGATTCTTTCTTAAATTGTAGAATGTAATTTACCATATCAATATTTTTGGTTTTAATGACTGAAATAATATTAGTTTTAGTCCCTAAAAAGTTTTGCATATCTAGATTTCTAGTTGCGAAAAAGGTTAATGATTCTATATTTTTAAACGTTTTAACAAAGCCATTAAGCGTGTTGAAAAAACGCTTTTTCGAGTTAGGCATTTCTGATACATATTTAATTAAATCTATATTTCCTGATGAATAACTATTTAGTAATTGAGTGGAAGTTAATATAAAATCTGGTTTCTCACATACACGTTTAAATAGTTCTAAATTTCCAGATAAGCATACACTATCATTTATTTTTTCTATAGAAATTTTAAAGGAACGTTTAGTTTTTAATTGAACTATCACCTTTACCAACTGAATTATGTCCCAATTACCAGATTCATACGCATTATAATGTATGTTTAAAACAGAATTATATTCGACTGCTTTTAATAATATAGTTTTAAACATACGGTACAGCGTAAATACGATTTCCACATTACCAGATTTACAAGCTTTAGAAAATAGAATAAAAACATTTTCTTCTAGCCGAGATTTATTATAATATTTAAAACTAGCTATACATATATGTTTGAACTGCCTTAATTCATACACATCACTCGCGTCTACAATAGTGTGTAATTTATGAAACAATTTATTTAATGTATATTTATAAATACACGTTTGATAACTACCATTTAATACTTTTTTAAATCCATACGACCAATTTATAGTATGAAATATATCCCTATTATTAATAATTTCTTCTAATAAAAGGCGGGTTGTACTGTATTTTTGGGTATAAATAGCCACTATTTTTTCCTTAATCTGAAACAGATTTTCACCATTTGATGGATAATAATTATCGTTTAATTGTGTTTCATAGTCTTTATTATTCATTACCGACTTAAAATAGTCCCCTTCAGTTTTACAATCCAATACTTTATGGGATGTATCTTTTAAAATATTTGATTTAGTATCCATTAATGTATAATTATCAACACTTAATCCAAGGAGTAAAGTCTTATAAAGTCGATATTCCGACACCTTCATTTGTGGATTATATGTTGTTTTATTTTTCCCCATATTTTCTAAGAAATTTTTAGTTACCCAACCAGATGAACCATCATATAGTATTTCTAAATGTGAATAATCAAAGTTTTTAACAATATGATATTTATTAACAAAGTTTCCACACACTATTTGTATATACCTGTCAATACCTCTAAAATAAAGTGTATACACATTATTATAGGGTATTAAAATAGTATATTTAAAATAATTCAATAAATACTTGAGTTTCTCTGTTTTTTCCTCCAAGGTACCATAAAGATATATATCTATATCAGCTGCTTTGTATAACAGACTCGCTTCACTAATATTCATATGTATTTTACTTATGGACCCCCCTGCTACAATACAATTACTCCAGTTTAGTTTATCGAATAAATTATATGAAAATTTATTCCATTTACTAACATCAATATCCACGGGGAATAAATTATCTATATCTTTCGGTGGTTCGGTTGCATGCAGATCGTATAGTTCATCGTCATAGTCTTCTCCCCCATAATATGAATTTAGACGAAACCCATCGTTCCCATCTATACTAGACTCATCATCTTCTGAATCAGTATCCTCATAATCCTCCTCAGAATCCTCCTCAAATAACAATCTGTTTTCCTCCTCAGTATTTACAATCGTATCTATTATAATATTACTATCATTTCCAGACATTTTTTAATATGAAATAAAACTGTATTAAGTATCAAATTTTATGTTACTACCAATCGTATATAATAGTATATAATAGTATTTATAATAAACCACTTAATTTAAGAGCTCTTATCATCCTGGTAACACCTATGCCCCCACCACACCTATCGAAGAAATTAAATTCCAAAAAATCTTCTAATTCTTTTTGGACACGTTCTTTGGTAAAATTACTAAATAAAATATTGGCATACCCCCTTCAATAATTTTATAAAACTGAACTCTCATTTCATTTGGGTCTGTGGAGCGTTCCGCCGAACCAATTGTTTCGACTCCGTGCTTTATAACATCAACTTTATTGGCGTGTTTTCCATCCGCGCCCTGTTTCATATTCCAAAAAGGTGATGTTGTATTAGGAAAGTTCTTTAAAAAGAATATTTTACTGTAATCTGTTTCCATTTTTGTTTCGTGTTCATGTTCTAATTCATCTGTATTATATTTATGAGCAACTACATCATAATCTTCTTCCATAAACTCTTCTTTAGTGCCAAATCCTAAATGTTCACACAACTCTTTTTCTAATTCTACTAATTTATCCATATCCCCTTCATCTCAAACTCAAACATTGGAAATATTTTATCGTGTCTGTCTGGGACAGGGTTCGGCTCATTGCGAAAACTGGTACTAACACAAAAAAACCCAGGAACTTCTGGATTCTTTAATAATTCATATTCTAACCACATCTGTCCAGTTTGAGGTAATGGCCATACTTGCCCTCCATAATTATATGTTGATAAGGTTGTAGGATCTTCGCAGGCTGCTAGGATACATAAACGCGATTGAGTATGAACCTCTATAAATCCTTTAGACTCAAAAACTCACGCATTTTTTAACACATTTATGGAATTCCAAAGGATCAATATTAGATATAGAACAAGACATTTAAATATAAAAGGATATAAATCTTTAAATAAAAATAATCTTTATATTATATTTAATTTACTTAAAATTATACACCATATTATAACTATGTTTAAATCCTGGAAAAGTATCGATCCAGACTCCTGGTTTGTATGTGAACCAGATATGAGAGGGTTCCTTCCTCGTTATTCGCCTTTAGAAAAACTACTAAATAAGAAATATCAAATTATTAATGAAATATTCTATGAAATCGCACAATATAATTTAATAAATCGTAAAAAAATTTATAATATAATAGATATTAAATTACCGCTACTAACTTTTAATAATGAAATTAATACACAGTGTTTAGTTACTCTATTCCGCGATTATTGTTTTTTAGCATCAATGTATTTTAACAGTGAATCAACCAGTAATATAGATATCTTACCTAAAAATATAAAGAACCCTTTAATAGAATTAAGTGAGAAATTAGGCACCCCTCCTTTATTACAATACGCGTATGGATATGGGTTAAATAATGGTATGTTAAAATTTAGTCGTTTAGATCCAGGTAAGATTAGTTCTTATAAAATATGTAGACTATTAACTAAAAATACGTTTATGAGTAACATTATAAAGGGTCATATAGCAATAAACTCTTACTCTGGGGAATTGTTGAGTATACAGCAGGGAATTTTAAAAAGTCTTGGAGATAATACAGTATGCAATTTATTATATTTCTTGGATAAACACTACTCTATATTAAATAAAGTTTTAGAAGTTTTGGAACAAGTTTGTGATGTGAATAAAACACACTGTAACACATCTACGATATATAACCATTGTTATGATGGGATTGCCATACAAGATTCCATAATGCCAAGTATTGATACTCTTTTCCAAATAAAATACCCTAATTCTAATAATCATAGACCAAAAGACCATCAAGCATACATTAATTATAATTTAGAAATGTCAAGAACATTAGATTTAGTAAACACTATTTATAAAAACCATAATGCAACATTTTTACTATTAAAAAATATAAATATAGTAAGAATATTTAGAAAAAACTATTGGGATTTAACAAAAACCTACACTAATAAAAACCCCCCTTGTTTAGAATCACGATCATATCCTTTATTAGTAGAATCATTGGAATACACGATGGATAAAATGGACGAAATTATTAATAATTTCGAACCTAATAAAGAATTACTAAATCAACTTGACTATGATATATATACTACACTTAAACTAGAAATGAGTGATCATAGAAATGGCCTGAACCGAGAGAAAATAGGCTTATCCGAATCCTATAATAAAAAACAAAAAATAATGATAGTTTGTGGAATAAAATTAACCCATAATATAAAAGTATAAGGAACTATATAAGCAATTATTAATATGGATAATCTATTTAGTTTAGAACATACGAAGCAACCACTGGGAGATGGTCACTTGGAATGAACATATTTGGCAGCATCTTCCCATAGATTTCCTTTTTCTCCTTGGAACCCAGAGTTGCTGAATAGCGGGCTGATCTACTTGTTTCTTCCATACGCTGTTGGTCTTCGTTTTCTACCTGAGTCAGGTTATCGGAAGTAACACTATAGTCAATACGATCCAATTGGTAATCGCCGATCTTTTTAATTTGGTCTGATTTTGGTCCACGAATCTTATTTACAGACCACGTAATACATTCTGCGTCATCCGTAACGACTGGTTCATAGGTTTTGTAACCACTTTTCTGGAGGAAAGAATACATATTCGAACTGCTATCATAGTCTCCATTTGCAAATCCTTGGTATGAGTTACCATCCATACCAAGAATAACGTACCCATCGGTTGTCTTTGACCGAATAAAATCGATTACTATCTGGATTTCCTGAACACGTTTAGCTTCCTCTTCTGGTTTATTTCCACTTGTAAGATGTGTGGAAAACACATGCACGGCATCAGATGAGCCATTTTCTCCGTGCTCAAGTAGTTGGGCATACACTATTCCTGATGCCTGGTAGATTCCCTTTTTACACACGTACTCTGGTGCCAACTTTTGGTAATCAATCTCCAGACAATCAAACCGTTCTGACTTCCAAAAGATACACGACCCATCATTGTCGGGCTCATTAGCCGAGACCGTTAATGTGGGGAGTTCTGGAATTGGTGCCGTAGACGGTGGCGCAGCTGCTGTAGTAGGCTGAACAATTTTAGCATTGTTTTGACCGTGTTCAGAAACACAAGGGGTTCGTTCTCCATTAAACGAATACGCGTTTGAGTTTAGTTTAGGAATGAAGGCGTGATGCTTAGATTTTACGTAGCTTTCATAGTCCTCAATATGGGAAACCATAACTTCCTTGCCACGAGATTTACCTATGGATGAAAATCCCAGTCGTTGGTATTGACAATTTCCAACAGAGGATGAGTAGTTCTCCAGCCTATCCAGGAAATACTGGTACTTATCCATTTCCTGGAGAGTAATGATATCCCCATTAATAATGTCTAGCCTTTTAACCATAACTGGTCCTCGTCCTGGATAACCTACAGTTGTGATGAATTTTTCCATTTCATCCAATGTTTCACACTTGTAAAAATCCTTCCAATTCTGTTCACTAAACGAATCTGTTTCCCAAACCAAAAGTTCATCCAACTTTCTTTGGTATTCATCAAACTCTGGGTTATTTTCCCCCCATTTTTCCATCAATTCTTTGGGATTTTCCATTTTTTCATAACCATTAATTGTTTTCTTGCTATTTGTTAGCGCAAGAACACTGTTCTCAAATTCACTTGTAGCAGGTAGAACATCAGGCGTTACAAAGCCATCATCCGCCAAACCAACCGCCAAAACGTTCCAATTAACGTGGGTAATTGGAACTTTTTTGGTAACTTCTAGTTCTCCAGATGGAAAGGTAAATAGGTAGACAAAATAGCTCCAAAGAGTGGTACTAATATCTATCATTGGGGTTACAATAGTAGGCGATGATTCTCCATCCCCATCGGATGGATTTACAAGTGGTTTCTGTTGTTTGTTGGCTTTCCCTGTTTCCCGGCTTTGATAGCGCTCGCTAAACGAGGTAAAAATATCGTGAAGTTCTTGTGTAGATTGTGATTGACCCATGGTTGTATAGAATGTTTTACCACTCAACTAAGGTGCAAACAAAAATCAAATTTTTTTTAACCACTTTATAAAAAAATATAATCATAATTCTCCCACCATCTAATCTATTTAAATAAAATATATAGTAACAAAACCAAACTATACTCTAATAATATATAATGTAATCCATAAATTAATAATATTAGTCAATCTCTTCTAAAATATCCGTCGCTAGCCCCATATCACTTATTTTAGAGAGATTGATACCTAATCTACTCATTCGTATAGCTTCAGAGGTAGGTATCAATCTTAAAGGTTCCATACTATTATTAGAATGATTTGATGACTTGTTCATTAAACATGTAGCATAATTTGTTAAATAGTGTAGAACAATTTGAAGATTAAAAATGTTTGGTATATAGTGAGTAAAAGATTCTTGTAATGCAACGTCTAATATTTTCGGATTATCCTTTATAATATGAAGAAACGAATTAAGTATGTCTTTTTTAATATTTTCTATTATACTATCATCTATACTATTTGTACTCATATATCTTTTAGACGGAACATATCCTACTAAAGTCTTTTCTAAATCACTAATACACGCCTCTTCTGTAACAGTTTCTATATCTTCCTTAGACCCAATAATCCAATGATAACTAAACCTCTCGTCCTTGCCATTAAAAAATGCATATAATATAGTATCCTCCATATAACTATCTCTATCTCTAAATAATAATTCGTTAGGAACACTTTTTTCCATAGTTCCAATTTCTAAACACCACATCCCCCAAGAGGTAGATGAAAATCCTGTATCCAATGTTAACAATTTATCTTGTAAATAATTGGTTCGGAAATATATAACTTTCAGACGACTATCTTCTATAGGATTTTTAGGTAATATTCTAAGTAGCATATTTTTGTCAATAATCCCATCAGTAGGAATAGTATATAAATTCTCTCCGGAAATTTTGGGATCCTTTAATAGGTGTTCTATAGCTGAAATATCTGAGCGATTTTCAACTAAAGAGTTTAAATATAAGACAACTAACCCTGTAGTGGCCATACCACAATCTACACAGGTTGTATCATCTTGTAAAAATATTACGAGTTCCTGTATAGACGTTGCTTTTAAAACAGTTTTTTTTAAATGTTTATTAGTACTATAATTACATCTATACAGTTTCATCAATCCGTAAAGATTATCCATTATTGATGATATATAATTTATATTAATTTTAAACAAATTTTTTATCTAATAAATATTATATATTTATTAAGTACTATTAATATTAAAATACTAATTCTAAAAAATGACGTGTATCATTCATTGATTGTGCGTTTTCCTTAAAAATAGTTCCAATATGTATTAAACCTTGGGCATAATCACGTTTTAGGTCGTTTGAAAAAGTGCAATCATTAAATATTTTATAACAAGCTGTCTGAAGTGTATTCTCAACATCTATAAGAACTGTATTTATAATAATATTAATACCTGGTTTAGATGTTTCTTTTTTGATAAATGAAGACAATATTCTATATTTATAAGTTATGCCTCTCTTATTCCTTTTAACACTATTTGTAATATCCGAAAAAAATCCTAAATAACTTTCTCCTATTTCTATGTAAGTAGTTCCTATAATATTTAATAACATACTACTAAAAGCATTATTATTAATATTAGTTTTTGTCGTTCTATAATAGTCTTCATAGTCCGTTTTATTATGAACATAATATTTTAATAGAGTTATTATATTGTTAGCTACTGTTATTTCTCGTTTTTTTTGTTTTAATTTTAATAAATCGCTTAAATAAGTGTTGTCATTATCGGTCGTCATTAGTGTATAAATAATAATTTCACCTATATAAAACTGTAATTTATCTGTTCCAAATAATAATGTATAAAATGCTTCACTATCTATAATAGACATATCTTTTAAACCCTCTTTACCTAATTTATTATATTTTTTTCTAAGTCCTTCGTTACCTAAAACTTGATATGCTTCGTTAATTTGTTTAAATGTTTCTCCATTTGATTCATTCCTATCTGGATGAGTTTCTTTCGCTAGCTCATAATAAGATCGTTTAATATCATTTTGTGTTGCTTCGGGCGATACATTTAATATATTGTAGTACTCTAATTCTTTGATTTGACTATTTTCTGGAGAAGAAATGTTACTTTTAAATTGTTCTTCATCCAGAGACATTATTTTCTCTTTTTCTTCCTCTATACTATATAATATCCATTTTTTCTGTTCTTCGTCCCATATTTTATTATTTAACTTAGAATATATTGCTTCGGGTGTATTATATAAACCTCTAACTATTTGTGCTACACCTAAAATACTCCCTCCTATTGGTAATACAACCGCCAGTAGTACACCAAGTCCACAGCCTTTTGCGACTCCTTTTACCCCTTCTTCTTTACCATAATATATAGGACACGCTATTAACCCCAATACTCCTGATACAACTCCTTTAGTTATATTTCCTATTCCTGTACAAGTACCTGAAATAATATTCTTAGGTGAAGAATTATAAAAAAAATTACCAGATTTTTTATTATTTTCTATATTATTATTTGTATCTATTAATTTATTCATTAATAATATATTATAAGGTATTTAAAATATTTTTAAATAGTAAATTAAAATATTTTTAAATAGTAAATTAAAATATTTTTAAATAGTAAATTAAAATATTTTTAAATAATACATTTAAACTTTTCAATTCAAAAATGAGTTCCACGGGAAAAAAGTTTTCAATGGTTTCAATTTTTGAAACACTTTTTTCAAAATATGGCTGCCCCCCCCCCGAAAAAATTAATTAATCATTAATTAATTTCGAACCTGCTTAAAATTAATTGAAAATTAATCGAATAAACACCCATCAAATATAATAATTTACTAAAAATTAATCAGTGTACCTATGGAGAATTGGCTTAATTAATTGAAAATTAATTTTTAATTAATTTTCAATTAATTATTTAAAAATAAAACCTCAACCTATTATAAATATAATGTATAAATGTGAGAGGTGTGGATATTCTAGTGAATATAAAAGTAATCTAAAAAACCATTTTAAAAGGAAGAAGCCCTGTAACTCAACATATAGTGAACGAGGTTTAGGGTCACTATTAGAAGAAATTAATCAGATTAATGAAAATGTAAATAGTGTAAATACAAATACAAATAATGTAAATAATGTAAATAATGTAAATACAAATGTAAATACAAATGTAAATACAAATGTAAATAGTGTAAATACAAATGTAAATAATGTAAATACAAATGTAAATAATGTAAATACAAATGTAAATAGTGAAAAATTCAATGTAAATAGTGTAAATACAACTATTAATGGATATAATTGTAAATTTTGTAAAAAAAATTTTAAACATAGACAATCAAAATATTTACATGAAAAAAAATATTGTAAAGAAGCATTATTAATGGATAATAAAGATAGTTTATTGCTTTATATTAAAAATATAGAGAAAGAAAAAAAAATTTTAAAAAGAGATTTAGAAAGATTATTGGAAAAAGTAGGTAGTAATAATAATAATACAAATAGTAATAATAAAGTTAATATGCAACAAAATATTTATATAAATAATTATGGACAAGAAAACTTAGATTATATTACAAGAAATTATTTAGATAGTTTATTAAAAATCCCCTTTGGATCTATTAAAAGTTTGGTTAAAAGTATACATTTTAATCCAAATCATCCCGAAAATCATAATGTTAAAATTCCAAATAGAAAAGAACGTTATGCAATTGTTTATAAAAATGGTAATTGGGAATTTAGAAATAAAAAAGATGTTATAGAAAATTTAGTAGATAACAGTTATAATATGATAGATTTGCATTTTGATGGTAATCGAATAATATTGGAAGATACAAAAAAGAAAAAATTCTTAGATTTTCAGGATAAATATGAAAAAGGAACAAAAATTAAAAAAGACATAGAATTAGAAATAGAGTTAGACATTTTAAATAATCAAAGTAAATTAGATGATAAAATTATAAATAATCAAAAATTATAGGATATTTTCAATAATCGCGCTAAAGTTCTATAAATTTTATAACTAATACATTAATTTTATTTAACTAACATATTAATTTTATTTAACTAACATATTAATTTTATTTAATATATTAATTTTAATATAATATTATATCTGCTAAGATTAATATAACGCTAATATTCTCTGAACACAGGAAGCAGCATTTAATGGGGAAATAACTGTCATAACGGGTACATTACTTGGACACATCAACGAAGAGTTAATATTCATACTCATATCTATATTATCTTTAAAGTGTGGACAAGCAATAACAGGTAATATAGTATTACACGCAACAACCCCACTTAAAGCATTACTCATACCAGCAACTGTAATAAATATGGTATTTTTATTAGTATTAATTCTTTTTAATAGTCGTAATAGTTTTCTTGTATTTTTATGTGCACTACAAACATATGTATTATAAATAATATATTCATTAAAATGTTTTATAATATTATCACAATGTTCACTATCTGATTCAGAACCACTTATAATAATACAAGAAGGGAAAAATTTACTAGCAATTTCTCGTAAATATTGTTCGGCATTTAACCATATATTAAAATTAATAGTATCTAAATCAAAATAAGTATACTCTTCTATCGTATGTTCGGTTAATTTTTTGTAAAAATCACTATATGTTAGTGATGTATCATTAATTAATTTTTCAGGTATTTTAGAACCTTGTTGTAAATTCTCTTTTATCCAGTATCTAACAATATCCTTATCATACTTTTCAGGATCTAACCCTAGCTCAAATCGACTTTTATATGAATCTAATTTCCAATAACGGCTAGAATCACACGTATGTACCTCGTCAATTAATACAATATTATCATTTTCATCAAAACCAAATTCATATTTTGTATCTACTAGTATAAGTCCTTTTTTGGCAGCTTCCTCTGTACCATATTCATATAATCTTAGGGCTATTTTAGAAATTATTTCCCATTCTAAAGAACTTAATATATTTTTTTCTATAATTTCTAAAGGTGATATTAATAAATCTGTTTTACCTTTCGTAGTGGGTGTAACAATTGGTGTGTCTAATTTCTCATTTTTAGTATAATATGATTTTAAAGGTATACCGCAATATTCCTTAGCGCCTTTTTGATAATTTATCCACATACTAGTAGATGTATTACCAGTTATATAGCCTCTTACTATAATTTCTAAAGGTATAGGGCGACACGGGTTAACAAACATTATATTATCCTGATTATATAAATAATGTGTATTACAAATAGACTGACTTATTATTTTATTGAACCACCAAGCCGAAGTTTGAGTTAAAATATAGCCTTTATCTGGTATATTACAAATATGTTTATCAAAGGCGCTTTGTCTATTTGTTTGAACTAGAGCTAATATAGTTTCTGATAACTGTAGTATATCCCGTGATTTCCCTTGATACCACTCATATTTTTTAGTATAATCGTTTATCATTTTTATACTAATTAAATATAACTTATATTTAAATAAATAATATTAATAAATATTATTTATTAATATTTAATTAAAACGATAACTTATATTAAATACGAGGTAGATTTATTAAACTGGGTCCATTATTGGAGGTATTGTAATATTACCCCCCGTACCTGAAGAATGAATTACACATAGTAATTCCCTATATAAAAAACATAGTTACTATGAAATTTATGGTATCATACCATACCTTAAATATAATGACATCAAATTAATCTTTACTAATTAAGTATTTATCAGTTCTACTATTTATTACCGCGATTAATTACCGCTATTGATTTATACCTTTAATACTCCAAAAAGCTTATATATTAAGCTAAAATATCATTTAAAAATCAATAAGATCAATTTCAAACGTATTATTGACCTATACTGCCTGTTTCTAAATCTAATATAATTATACCTAGAGTTTGATTACGCGTGGGACTCTGTTGTATCTATGTTATTAAGATTCATTATTTCGTTTTTTAATTCTTCGATCCATTCTTCTAATAAATCAAGTTGTTCAGTATAGCCCTCCTCAACATCTTCTACGGTTACTCCTTCCCCAATCTTACCATATTCATCTAAAAATCCTCCGAATTCATCATCAATTAAACTAGATTCAAAATATATTATTCTTGTTATAGTATCTACAGTATTTTCTGGATCATTTATATTTTTCTCTACTAAATCTATAATATACTGTTTGTCTTCTTCTTCTAACCATAAAACAAGATATTTATATCTATCATTTACATTTGTTCCAAACACATTTTTAGTTTCATAAACATCTGTTCTAAGTTTTTTTAAAATATTTAACAAAAAATTCTTTTTCTTAAGTTTATCCAATACTTCTTCATTCAATCTATATAATATATTTCTCGCAACGTTTACTTTAGAACTTCCTGCACCCGCAACTTGGTTATAGCTCATTATATAATTTTTAAGAATATTTAATCCTTTCAGTGAATTTATAGTTATTAATTTATTTGTTAGAGGGTCAATAATATTATTGTAAAAATTTATAGTATTCATTTATATAATATATAAAGAAAATATTAAATTAATTCTATAAAATATTAAATTAATTCTATAAAATTTATGTTTTAATGTTAATAAATACTTAAACTATAAAATATTAAATTAATTCTATAAAATTTATGTTTTAATGTTAATAACTACTTAAACTATAAACTATTAAATAAAGTATAATTCTAGAATGTTAAAAAAATCTACCAAATTAATAGTATTGGATATAAATAATAAACTAAATTTACCATTATTTCCAGTTGATATGAAAGAAACAGTTATGAATAAAGTATTAGATTTTGCAGAAAATAATACTTTATTATCCAACTTAACAAAAAATTATAGTTGGGAAGGTGGTTTTGAGTTACCATTAACATCTGAATGGATAGATGCTATAAATAATCAAAATGAATCGTATAGTATCTATTTAAAATATCATAATTCACGAGATTTTAGATTTACTATAACAGGAGAACAAATCGATGGCATAAGAGTAAAAGACAATATGAGATGTTGGTCAACTGAAGAAAAAGACGAACTATTAAGACTTATAACATTAGCTATAGGTTAGACAATAAATTTGATATATTATTTATCAAGATAAATAATATATAATTTGAGATGAATTCTTTTAGAACATTGGTACAACCTACTAAATCGAATAATATACAATATCGAGGAATATGGTATTCAAAAATACAAGTAAGTCCATCGCGTTGCTATCTTAAAATGATAGGTACAGATAATTTGTACGACGACACCACATTTTGTTTTATTGGCATATATCAAAAACACATAACCCCCAAAGTACAAGAAGTATTAAAAAAACCATCAAATGAAGATTTGCTAAAACATCTAAATGACCTATTATATAAAGATAGTGCTGAACAAGATTGTGGATGTTATAATTTTGAAAAAACAAGAAAATATCCTGCGATTGCACCAGGTAAATGTAGTAATAATAGCGGATGTCGAAATAGAATGACTATTATCATTAGTGAAAATACCTCAACTTTAGAAGAAGACGAAACACGGAAAAAGTTTAATACACCTTGTGGGCAAACATATTGGGTAGATTCCGAAAATTATTTATATACTAATAAAACGGTAGAACACCCTATTGCATATTGGATGCCCGAGTATCAGTGTGTAAGACTCTACGTAGATGATGATTCCGACGATTCGGAAGACTATGAATCAGAAGATGAGCCTATGCCACCACCATCATATGAACGTTCTATATCATCAACTGATAGTAATTGATTTTCTAAAATGGTCTTTCAAATAGATAATATCCATTTTTGCATTCGTTAAATATCTATATTATAGTGTTTTAACTCGCAAGTATTTAAAATATCCAAGTATAATTTTTTATTTTTATATACAATGGAAAAAAAATTTATTTTTATTATAAATATGTATCAAATATCAAAATTGTTTGAGAAAACTATATTAACGGTTTTTTCATTAAAAACTTTCAATATTAAAAGACAAAAATGTGAGAATACACTAATGAATTTCTCAGATTTCACTTATCAAAATATGTGTAATATATTACAATCCTATATTAATATTAAAAGTAAAAATTATAATATTTTAGAAATAGGTTGTGGAGAAGGGAAGAGCACAGAATATTTCATTCATTTTTTAAATGATAAGTTAATAGATTTTAAATATACAGCTAATGAATTATTAAAAAAATATGAACAAAATCTTAATTCATTAAAAATTTATGAACGAAATTTTAATGAATTAAAAAAATATCAAGTTATAATTAGTTCTTTTGAAAAAATCACACATCAAAAATTTGATATACTTTTTTTAACGGCTTTTTCGGCATTAAATGATAACAATATACATAAATTGTATAATCTATGTCATAAAGATACTTTAATAGTAACAATAACTATTCATAATAAAAAAATATTAAAATATTTTCAAATTATTGATAATCAAAATTTAAGACTAATCCAAAAAATATATGTCTTAAAAATTGGAAATTGGCGTTAACACCCCATTAAATAGGATAAAATAACAACTGGTATACCCAAATTTTCATTCAGATGTGAAGTTATTAAAAATTATATTTTTATATGGAATTGTAGATAATGTGTGTTGAGTAAACATGTTGAGTTTATTAATTGTATAATAAATAGCTAATTTTTAAAATAAATAATTAATTATTCAGAAAATAATAAAATTTTATAATATAGTGAATGAGTTTTTGTAAAGTAAAATATTGTAAAACACCGTTAAATCATACGACACCAGGTCATAAATGTGTATGTGGGAAATATGGGCATGGCGAATATGAGTGTGAAGACAATGATAAAATAAAAATGTTGACTAAATATTCTAAAGATAAATTATTAGAAATAAATTATTGTTTATTTAATGAGTGTAAATTTTATTGGTCACATAAAACTCATAATCATTATTGTCATAAATGTGAATTAAATCATACATCAAATCAATGTGTCATACAATCATGGCAGGTTTTACAAACAAAACTACCGGTTATTAAAATAATAAAATTAGATGAATTTTTAAATTCTATAGATAATGTATATATTCATTTTAAAGTCGACTATTCTAAATCAGTTATAAAATTAAATGATTTATTTGTATATAGATATCCTATTAATATAAGTTTAGCGGATTTTTATTTTATACACTCCGTATATATAAGAAAAAAAAATAATTTAATATCGACATTAATAATAGATGCCAATGTTAAAGGTATGCATATAGTATACGAAAAATTTATTAAAGATTTAAACAATAATACATTAACATTTACTACACACATAAATAATACACTAAATTATAAAAGTTTAACTAAGTGTCCTTTATGTAGGGCCAATATAAATAGGAAAAATAGTTATATTATTAAAGGCAGTCGTGATAAATGCTCAGTATGTTTAGAAAATAATGTGGAAATTTATTTTCCTGAATGTGAACATGCCTGTATTTGTAAAGAATGTTATAAACTTATAAGATAGAACATAATGAAAATATAAATTGATGTGGTAGATTATTTACACATAGATTATTTCTATTTTCTAATTTAATTTGAGAATAACATTTATAGCAAAAAATAGAATGTGTTCTGGGAATAATGAATTGATTATTAGCTGTATATAATGGTGGTTTATTATAATGAGTATTAGATAAATTATTTTTAATTAGGGAGTTGTTTATTAAATAATTCATAGAGGTGGCTTGAATATATTAATATAATAATTAAATAAATTTAACTAAATTAACTAAATTAAATAAATTTAACTAAATTAAATATAAATAATATAAAAATAATATAAATAAATGATATAAATAAATAATACTATTATAATAAAATGGATAAAGATCTTGAGTTAAGAACATTTATTAAAAATAATGGTATTTTTAGAAGAGCGCTATTATTATGGGCTAAAAATCAGTATGATTGCTATAATGTACCGATAATATTAAAAAATTCTATTAAAAAGGAACTAATTAAGATATATAGGTACAACGAACTATTTATTGCTGAAGGTTTAAATAATACTATGTTAGAATTATTTAAAAATTTAGTAAATGAATATACTGAAGAAACAAATAATAAAAGTCCAAATAAGAATTTATTAATGTATATTAAAACACATAATAGTATTCGCAACAAATTATATAAAAATACTATATCAGATTATCACCCAAATAGATTAGATGATTATCCTCTATGTAAAAATAGTAAACAATTAACTAAAAATTGTTTACCGAATTGTAAATGGTGTTTAGAGTACTATAGTATGTTAAACGACTTTAAAAAGTGGAAAAATAAAAAATATATTAATGTAGGGACACAGACCGATTTTAATTTATAGAATTTTATCTAAATTGCATTGTTGTATAATCCACTTAGATAAATCTTGGTAAATACCTATATCCATACCTTTGGGAAAATGATGACCTCCATTGTGTTCATATAAAACGGTGTTTTTTCCAGAGTTTAAATATAAATTATATAACTTTAATCCGTTGGGATACCATTTATCTTCCTTACCAATAATATGATAGGATGGTATATTTATACCTATTTTACGATCATTGTTAATATAGGGCATACCAGAAAAATAAACTACAAATTTTAATTTTAATTTTAATTCTAATTCCGAACATAATAGAGATGTTATGTACGTTCCTTGTGAAAAGGCTACAATCCCGTCAATATTTTTTTCTTTTATAATATTTTTTAAATATACCATCGTTTTATTTATTCCTGTATATTCTATAGTATTATTTGATAGATAATTAAAATAACAATGACCATAATAAGGGGGTTTTATATATTTTCTAACAAACTCGTGTTCAGGAATTATATCTAATTTATACAAAGCGTTTATTAAATGATTATTAATATCTATATTATATATTTTTTCTGATTTCGATAGTTCATTATGTAAATGTAGTGTTTGTATATGCATTAGTTCAGTGTTTCCACAATATCCATGTAGATACAATATATTAATTGACATCTATTTAAATAAAACATAGACTTTAAATATTAATATATATTGGCAACAAATACTATAGTAAGAGTATTATTATTGGTATAGTTAATTTTAGGGATTAAGAGTAGATATATAAATATGTAATATGATAACATTTATTTACTTAAAAAATTTGAAAATATTAATAATATAAATAATAATTACACGAATACTATGGAAACAAATAAAATAGAAACAAATAAAATAGAAACAAATAAAATAGAAACAAATAAAATGGAAATAATTTATTATGATAATGAACCCGATATTAAAATTATTCAGAAAATAGTAGAAGGCTATTTTACAATTATTCCCTTAATAGATAATAAATTAATGTATGTGAATGAAGAAGGCGAACTTATAAATCTCCCTATTAATATTAATGCAACTAAAATTGTTGGATATAATATATATGGGAATGTGTTAATAGTGACTTCTTAATAAGTTAGTAATATTCTCATTTATAATATATTTATGAACTATTTTACAGATGTTTTTTGGTATAAAACTATTATAGTAATTGGATAAAGAATGCTTTACAAAATCACTATAAAATTATAAATTATTATAATTGGGTTATATTATGTAGTATTAATTAATTTTTATTTAAAAGTAATTAATACTACATAATATATGAATAAAGTTGCTTTAATAACAGGATCGACCCGAGGTATTGGGAAAGCATTATCAATAGGATTAGCTAAAAAAGGATATAATATAGTTGTTACGGGCAAAACTATAGATACAAATCCAAATTTACCCGGAACAATATATAGTGTTGCGAATGAGGTTGAAAAAGAGGGAGTTAAAGCATTGTCAATTCAGTTAGATGTTCGGGACGAAGAGTCTGTTATAGATATGTATAAGACTATAAAGAATAAGTTTAATAGATTAGATATTATTATTAATAATGCGGGAGCATTACATTGGAAACCTATAGAAGAAACATCTATGAAACGATACGATTTAATAAATGATATAAATTGTCGAGGATCATTTATGGTTTCTAAATATGGTGCTCCTCTAATGCTAGAAACAGGAGGTGGGCATATTATTACAATGTCGCCTCCTTTAGCACAGAATATAGGGGAACTAAAAACGCTTAGAGATAAAACGGCTTATATGATAAGCAAATGGGGAATGACAATGGGAGCAATTGGGTTTTCAGAAGAATATCATAAAAAAGGTATTGGTGTTAACACATTATGGCCAATGACCGCTATAGAAAGTTATGCGGTTATAAATAATAATTTAGGAAATAAAACTACTTGGAGAACACCTGAAATTATGGTAGATACGGTAAACAGTATAATAGAAGAGAATCCATATACATTTACTGGAAATCAATTAATTGATGAGGTATATTTACGAAAAAAAGGAGTAACTGATTTTAGTAAATATCAGTGTGTGGAAGGATTTGAACCACCTTCTTTAAGAAGTTCTCTATAACTATTTATTAATTAAAGATTTTTAATAATAAAAATAATGTTTGATTAATATATGATTAATATTGCTGTATATGGCTATAATATTATAGAAAATAGTCATTTTATAAATATTTTAGAAAATAAAAATTGCCAAATTAATTATATTTGTGAAGAAAACTTAAGTTTAAGTTATAAGGCATTAGATTTTAAGAATAGGTTTGATATGAGTAGTATAAAAATAGTAATAGATAAAAATATAATATTAAAGGATAAGTCAGTAGATGCTATTATTATATGTACTCCTATAGATTCCTGTTATACTTTTGTTCTGGACGCATTATCCAATAATAAACACATTTTATTTGAAAATTCTTTATCATTAGATAAGATAGATAAATGTTTCTATTTAGCAAAGAAAAAAAATCGGATAATAAGCATTTATTATAGTAGGAGTAAAATCCATAATAATCATAGAATGTCATATGGAAATAAATTAGATTATTTTTTTAAATATGTAGGTAATAAATCCCTGGTATTTAATACACGATAATATTTATTTAAAAAATAAATATTATTAGGTATTAATGAATGATTATACTAGTCTATTAGAAGAACCAGAAGATTATATAAAATATTATAGACGAAATAGTCAACGATATATTATATATAGTTTATTATTATTAATGAGCAGTTTATTTATTATGAATTGTATCGTTTTTATATATTATTTTCCTAAAGAAATTAATGGATTTAAGGAAAATATGAATAGTGTAAGTTCAGATATAGAAGAATTAAAAAGCTATGAAAAAAAATTGGATATAATGCAAAATGAATCTGCACTGATTTATAATATTATAGTAAATTTATGTAAAAATTCCGCTATTAGTAGTTATTGTAATAGCAGAATTTTTACATAAATAAATCTGTTCTACAAGACGGACAATTGTTATTTACAGAACTGTCTGTAAGCCATTTTTTTAGACATTCATTGTGAAATGTATGATTACATTTAGATGTTACAATCGTTTCATTTAGATGTATTGTATCTATACATATAGGACACGAAATCAGTTTATTTTCTAAAAATGTATAGGGTTTAAATGTAGTGTCATAGTGTTTTATAGACATTTTCTCTTTTGATTCTTTAATTTTATCCAATAATTCTAATGTAGAATTATTGGATAAAAATGAATAGAGATCAATATTACTTCCATTTAATATAAAATTATTATTAGAATAACAGATTGTTATACCATTATGTATATTCCGAATATTAGAATAATTATTAATATTTGGAATAGATAGCTTAATTTGATTTAAAATAGTATTAATATTAGATTGAGTTGTCCCTGGATATATGCCAATTTTCCCTTTTTTCTGTAATTTTTTTTGAAATCGTGTTATTTTACTGTATTTAAACACATCTCCATTATTTGTATACCTATAATTGTTATTATCCAACTGAACCAAAAACATTGTATTTTTTAATATTTCTTAAAAATCACGTATAAATATTATCAATTTTATTTATAAAAATTTGATTTGTTAACCTCTCAATTATATCCTAAAATATACAATGCTTTTTATTCTCAGTTTTCTCTTATGTCCTACACTTACTTCTGGATTTTTAAATATACCAGAAAATATTGATTTTACCTCTAATTTTTATAACCTTAGTAATACTAATTGTACTACTCCATTTAAAACCGTAGTATCTAAAAATATGTGCTATGATACAAATGTTGTCAACGGATATCCAAAATGTTGTAATGAGTTGCTTTCTGCCACAAGTTTTTATCCAAATACTTCTTTTAATACCTGTATGCCTTTCGATCTTTCTGGAACAAATTTACGAACGGTTTCATATGACTGCAATTTAACAAAGATAGATGGACTAACAAAAACAGAAATATTTGCTTATGTTGGAATTGTTAGTATTATTCTGGCAGGATTGTCCACTCTCGCGTGTCTTTGCGGTTGTATGTATAAATGTTGTAAACGAAGTTCTTACAGTAATTTATAATTACACTATAATATAATTACACTATAATATAATTTTAAACTCTAAATAATAATACTGTAATTAAATAATTACACTATAATATTAATAGGTGTTATTCCATATTTTTTTTATTACTGGGGCGGATACTTTTAAATTCTTTTCCAGTTCCAATAATTTTTTACTCTTACTTAAATTATTATTACTTTTTTCTTTATATTCCTCTATAATGGCTATTTGCTCTATACTGTATTTTTTTTTTTTTTTTTTTTTTTATCCATGGTTTCTTCTTTAGTTAATTTTTTGGTTCTTATTTCGATACCTTTACTGGTCTGGATATACCCGCTTATTTCTAAATCTCCATTTTCTACCAACTGGTGACACTGATGACATAGCTGTATTAAATTATGTTTGATATTCTTACTGTGTCCATCAATAATATTATTTTCATCCGCGATACATTGTGGTTTAATATGATGAATTTCTTCACATTTTTTAAAACAAATCTTACAAGTATCTATTATAATATCAGAATTATAGGTGGATGTTTTTTTAGGTATAATGTCATCCTCTATATTTAATATTTTTTTTCTAATAGTATTTGCTAAATGTATAAAAGATTTATCTAAATTCATTGCCCTCGCCACTTCCAATCCATATATCGCATTCCCCGATCCCTCTTTCAATTTTCTATTATATATCAACTTTTTCTCTTTTTCATCATAGATTGTTTCCATATGAAAATTCTTCACCTTATCCAGTATAGTTATTTCCTCTAAAGAAGATAATTGGTGAAGATGAGTAGCAAATATAAAGCAAGACTTTAATTTTTCAAGTGTTATAACCCCCGCTGCAACAATGGATAGTCCAGATATAGTTTCTGTCCCAGAACATAATTCATCACCTAATATTAAACTGTGACTGTCGGATCGTTTAATAATAGAACGTAATTCGCTCATCTCGACCGCAAATGTAGATTGACCTTTAAATATATTATCATTTCCCGAAATACGAGTAAATATATATTTATATGGGAAATATTCGAATGAAGTGGCGGGAACATACATACCCGCCTGTGCCATAACAACCGATAGTCCAACCGATTTCATATAAGAACTTTTACCAACCGCATTTACACCATATAATAACATTCCATTTGTATTATTACCCAAATCCACATCATTAGGAATATATTCGACATCACTGTTTATTTTTTCTATAATAGGATGACGTAAATCCTGGCATTCAATATAACTTTTATCGTATTTATTATTTATAACTGGTTTATTGTAGCCGTATTTTAAGGATACCTTAGCACAACTTTTAATATAATCTAAATAAGATATGAACTCGACAATGGCTTTAAGGGTGTCCCCATATTTTTCATCATATTCTACAAGTAATAATTTAAATTGTTCGGTACATAATCGCATCATTTTTAATTGATAAAAATTAAGCTGTTCTGAATAATTTTTAATTTCAGGTGAGAATAGTTTAGTAATACTGCTTGATGTTTTATATTCTATAGTACTCGGATTTATAGATAGTTGTTTTCCATCTATATTAAAACTGATAGCTTTTAAATCACTGCTGTTTAATTTCGTTTTGAGTATAGAAGCTCGTTTTTTAGTAGTACTGAAATGGAATCCGTCACGATCACTGTCTTTTAAATCGACCGACTCTTTTTTAATATCGATAACTTTAGCGAATGACTCTCGAACCTTATCAAAAAATAGATAGCAATTATCTATTTTTTTCTGTAGTGTATCAATTGAGTCATAAATGCCTTTTGCAAATATCGATTTTTTGATATTATTTAAAGTACATCCATTAATAATAGTCATATTTAACTTTTTAGTATAATCATCGATAAAGTTATGAAATGTTTCTATGTTATGGGATTTTGGCAATATATTGCTCAGTTTATCATTATCTATAGTTCCTATTAAATCTAAAGTTTTAATAATAAATTTATAGGATATATCTAAATTGCTGAATGAGGCAGGGTTTAACAATCCAATCGTCATCCTTCGATGTAATTTTTCGATATCAAATATTTTTTCTAAAAAATTCTCAAATTCAGTATATAACGGGTTTATGTTAATTTTTGTTCTAAAAATTTCTATTAAATTATAGCGTTTATTTAATTCATCATTATCTATAATAGGATTTATTAGACTGTGTTTTAGCATACGTTTACCCAAACTAGTGCTTGTTAAATCTAATAAATTTAACAGGGAATCATATTTAGTTGTTAATCGTAGATTTCGATTGGGTATAATATTAAGTTGATTAATAGAATCGTAGGATAGTATTAAATAATCCTTTGTTTCCCATATTTTCGGTTTAATAAGTTTATTTAGGATGGATTCGTTATGTTCATATGAAAATTGTAGTAGATAGATATAACTGGACAGTCCCCAGTAAATTCGGTCTAAATCCAAATAATCAACAATACTGATCATATTATGTTTTGGAAATAGTTTCTCGAGAAATGGTATTTTATACTTATTTTCTAATAAATAGGTGTTATCTTTATAATTATTGAAATGATAGGTGCGTCCTTCTAGTTCTAAATATTTAATAATAGTGTCTTGTTTTATAGAAATATTTTCGGTATTTATAATTATTTCCGAAGGGTTATAGGACTGGATACATCTAAATATCTCATCTAATACATAGTTATTATCATTTTTGTTGGATTTTATTTCATATATATTATTTTCTCCTGTGGTTATATCAATGGTTGACAACCCCGCATATAAAATAGTTTCTACATTTGTTTTAATTTCTTCTAAATAGAGTGACATAAGCTGATTACTGAAATTATTGGATTCCATATTAATACCTGGAGATACAATTTCCGTCACTCTTCTAACTGGATCCTTTGTCCCATGTTTATCCTGTTCTATTTTAATGACTGTATAATTATTATCAAGTAGTATATTTTTCCATTTCTCAAAGGAATGATTTGGAAATCCAGCCATTAAAGGGTTTTTTTTACTAACAGGGGCGTATTTATTATTACGTTTAGATACAGATAGATTTGTTATATCGGCTATTTCATATATTTTACCCAAACTTTCTGTTTCATTCACAACCCCATATATCTCAAAAAATTGACCACATTCATATAGAACAATGGTTTTGTTTCCATATTTTGCTTGATATTTATCCTGGAGAGCTAAATACTCGTCAATTAACACCATTTATAATTATATTATAGTATAATTAAATCTTTAACTATATGTTCTTTAAATGGTAGTAGTATATACACTTTAGAAAAGTATTTAAATTTATAGTGTCTATTATTACTATATTATGAACGATTTTAAAATGGATGATTTAAAAACAGGTGACTTAATACTATTTTGTGGACACAGTGATGGATTAATGCAATATTTTTCGGATATGATTAAATATGCGACACATTCTAACTATTCCCACGTAGGTATGATTATAAAAGACCCTAAATTTATAGATCCCACGTTAAAAGGGACGTATGTATGGGAGTCTGGATGGGAGGGGAAACCCGACCCACAGGATGATAAAGTTAAGTTAGGAGTTCAAATCACCCCTTTTAATGAAATATTAAATAATTTTAAGGGGTCTAAAATTATTATCCGAAAAGTGCTGTGTAATCCAGAATTATTTGATACGGACACATTAAAAGAGGTTCACAACGTCGTCTATAATAAACCATATGATATACATCCCAAAGATTGGATAGAAGCACTATTTAAGCACGATAGTGATCCACAAAAAACAAGCCGTTTCTGGTGTAGTGCGTTAATCGGATATATATATACTAAATGTGGTATTTTAAAGAGTGACACGGATTGGTCAATACTGACACCTTCTGAATTTTCACTAGATGGAGAAAATTTAAATTTTAATGAAAATTGTTCATTAGAAAAAACAGAAACAAGAATTAAATAAATATATACTATTAAATATATTTAATTATTTAGATATACTATGAGCCATCTATATTATAAAACGCCGAAAACGCTAATTATTTAATTTCCTTAGAATTTAATTTTAATTTCAATTTCCTTAGACTTTAAAATTAAATATATCTATATAATATAAAAATGATTACGCACGGAATATTCAAATTTAAGCTTGGGCTTGTCCCACCTGTAAACATTAAAGGATTGCCCGTTATCAACGATTGCGGCAGCTTTCACTTTGCCTACAACACAACGCCCGAAGGGGAAATATGGATGATGTGGGAACTTGTCGATGGCGTTCTCTACCGGGATGATGGTCTCCACCTGGCATTAACTGGGTACAATAACATACGTATTATAGACTGGGGCGATATCCCGCTTTCGAGGGATATCGTCTATCTAAACAGAAAAGGAGTGTTCGAAGGATTTACAGGTTCTCTGCCGTTTGGTAATAGTTTGCCACAGATAGAGGAAGGCAGCAATCTTAAAAGATTATTTAAAGGATGTAAAATTGAGAGGACACAGTTTGGGAATATTGGTAAATGGGATGTTAGTAGAGTGGAGAATATGCGACAGATGTTTGAGGATGTTCCAAACTTTAATTCAGATATAAGTAAATGGGATGTTGCTAAGGTGGAGAGTATGCTGCGGATGTTTAATAATGTTCCAAACTTTAATTCAGATATAAGTAAATGGGATGTTGCTAAGGTGGAGGATATGGCGCTTATGTTCCAAGAAGCTCAAAACTTTAATTCAGATATAAGTAAATGGGATGTTGCTAGCGCGAAGTATGCGAGTGATATCTTCTCAAAAGCTCAAAACTTTAATTCAGATATAAGTAAATGGGATGTTGCTGGGGTGATTAGCACCGTGAAGATGTTCTGGTTAGCTAATAAATTTAATTCAGATATAAGTAAATGGGATGTTGCTGGGGTGGAGGATATGGCGCTGATGTTCCAAGAAGCTCAAAACTTTAATTCAGATATAAGTAAATGGGATGTTTCTACGGTGAGGAATATGCAGCAGATGTTCGTTGAATCAAACTTTAATTCAGATATAAGTAAATGAGATGTATTCAATGCACCAGACTTGTATTCGTCCCAGTCTAAGAAGACGGATATGTTTACTTTGTCACTTAAATTCGCAAATACGTATGGTGTTACGTGGAGACGAAACCCATCTCCATCGCCGAACTTTTTCACCCTCTATAACAAATCCAAAAAAGCAATTATAAAATACAAGAAAGCTCCCCAATCCAATTTTTTTACATCCATTATCCCACTACTAGGAGCCATCTACATTATAAAACGCCGAAAACGCTAATTTAATATACAAAATCAAAATTAGAGTTCAAGGACACCTAACCTATATTTATACACTATAAAATAATATTGAAACTGTATTATTTATTATATAAGTTTCATTCACTATTATAATAGTTGTTATTATAATAATAACCATAGAGATTATTATTTTGAATATCTTGTTTTTTAGGCATATGCTTATAAATAATACTTATTATTTCATTTGGTAGATAGTATTTAGTGGATTGAATTATAGTTTTTAATTGGTTGTAAGATATAAAGTAGTACTGAACACTTGATATATGATCATAATTTTTCATACCAGAATCTGTATAAATTCCGGAAATATTTAAACAACTGTTATAGCGATTCATTAAAAATAATCTACTAAGTTCTATGTCAACTTGATGTGTTAATGGTGTAATAGTTTGTAATAAAAATTTACAACACTCTATGTTAATAAAGTATGAACTCGTTCCTGTAAATTGATAATAATATTTTTTAATATTGGATGAACAACTTAATGAAGAATGTAAATCCGTTCTAGAATTTAGTGAAATAAAAATTTTTTCATATCGATTAGAATCTAAAATATGTATGCATTCATTTATACTATAATTTAATTTATTACTATCTATTACTTTGATATCATCTTCTACTATAAGTGCATAACGCAACCCTGTCGTTACTATATATTTCCAACATTCTATGTGAGATATAGCACATCCTACACTCGCCCAAGTAGGAAATATAATAGTACTCTTTATATTTCCTATATTTTTTTCCGCATTATGTGTGATATAGTTATATTTAAGTTCTTTGGCCTGAGAAGAATCAGTAGCATTTATTCGAGTTATAGTATTAGATGTATTACCTAATTTATATAGTTCATTAAATGTGCGTACAAGTGAGTCACTTCTATTTTTAAGATTTATTACTAATATTGGTATAGACATATAAAAATTAGTATGTATTATTTATAAGTATTTATATGTCTATACCAATATTAGTATTAAATTTATATAATAAGCATATTAAATTTATATAATAAGCATATTAAATTAGTATATATAATATGCGTATTAAATTAATATAAATTACTATAAAAGTATACTTTTTGCTAGCAAAGATGTCACAAGATATGGATCCATATTACTTGCTGGTCGCCTGTCCTCAAAATAGCCTTTACCATTCTTTTTGGTTTCACTTGGGATTCGAATACTTGCTCCCCGATTCGCTAATCCATATGTAAATTTATCGTATGAAGCGGTTTCATGTTTCCCAGTCATACGCAAATGGTTTCCAGAACCATAGTTTTCCATATGCATGGAATGCGTTTTTTCCAATTTTATCATAGCTCCCTTAATATACTTAAGACCATCATCTTTTTCTCTCATACTTTTAGTACTAAAATTAGTATGACATCCAGAACCATTCCAATCTCCTAGAATAGGCTTTGGCTCTAGCGTAACTCTTACCCGAAATGATTCACATACTCTGTATAATATATAGCGTGAAATAATCATTTCATCTCCACTATCAATTCCCTCACAAGGCCCCACTTGATATTCCCACTGACCTAATAATACTTCCGCATTTATGCCACTAATAGTTAACCCCGCGTTTAAACACATTTTAAGATGTTTTTCAACCACTTCCCTCCCCGAAACATTTTCACATCCTACCGAACAATAATAATCAGCCTGGGGTTTAGGTAACCAATTACAATTTAATGGCCATCCAAGAGGGGTATCTGTCTCATAATTTAAAAGGATATACTCCTGCTCAATACCATACCATGGAACCTCTGACTTAACAGCCTGATTATTAAAAACCTCTAAGGCTGGGTGTCTACTATTCGTTTTATGTGGCGACATATCCGGATTCATACACTCTGATAATACTAATATATGGTCGTCTCCTCTAAACGGGTCTGAATAAATCTTAACAGGTTTTAACAATACTTCTGAATTTTCACCAGTAGATTGTCCAGTGCTCGAACCATCATAATTCCATACAGGTAAGTCTGTTATATCATTCGGGGCTTCATTTAAAACTTTGGTTTTAGAACGAGGCTTTTGGTTACAATCTAACCATATATATTCGGCTAATATTTTAGTCATTTACACAAGAATTTAGTTTTAATTTTAAGTATTTATTCTTTAACTATATTCGGTTGTTTATTTTTTACTTTAATTTGATAATATACTTTAATTTGATAATATTTAAAATTATTGATATACTTTTAATTAATGTTAGGCATTAATAATGAAAAAAGAAAAATAATATTTAAAAAAAAAATTAAAAAGAAAACTAATCTACAAAGTATTATTTATAATAATTCTACTCTAAATATTTTATCTATTGATTCATTTATAGTTTCGTCTAGACAACTTAATGATATGAATAATAAAATTCGAGAAAATATTGTTGGCGCTATAATAAATAATAAAATTCCAGATGAATATTATAAACATTCATCTAAGTGGAATTTAATGAAAAAAAAAATAGATGATTATATAAATATGCTTATAAACCAAGCACATAATGAATTAACTATTAATAGTATTATGTGTATTCATATGGGAGGACGTAAATTTAACTATGATTTTGATATTGTAATAAACAAAACTATTTATTTTAATATTGAATTAAAATTTAATGCGTCTATATTAAGTGAAGTGCCCCAATTTGTATCACCTATGAAACCCAGTCAGTATTTAACAAATTCATATGAAGACTTTTATTATGATAATTATCTGGGTATATTATCCTATAAATATAATCTTTTAATGCCTACAAAAGAAACATATCTATGTAGTATTAATTCGCCTAGTCCAGAATGTATCGATGAATACCAGAAAAAATATTATAAAGGATGTAAAAACAGTAGTAAGTACAGCGAGCGTGAAGATGATATTAAATTTTATGAAGAATCTAAACAATTATCAAAAAAAAGTATAAATGATTTTATACAAAAAACAGATTTAAATATTTCTAAGTTATCTGATTATTTAAGAAAATCCCAAAAAAATAAAACGTATATGTTATTTAAAAATAACACATTTAATATCGAAAAAATTAATATAAATAATTATGAAATAAAATCTTATACAAAGGACCCAAAAAAATCATCATATATCGCAACTACTATATCTGGAAAAAAACTTAAAATATTATTAAGATGGAAAAATGGTAATGGTATTGCATTTCCCGCTTTTCAAATATCATAAATAGGTAACATTTCTGAAAGTTCTGTAATATTTATAGCATTATTTCCAAAATATAACTCTATGAATTCATTTGTGCGGGGATCTTTAAATGATTTAATTATTTTATTATATTTATTTATAAGATCTATTCGGGGTATTTTTTCATTAAACTTTATAACTATTAAATGATTTTCTATAAGAAATTCTTTAGAAATATCTATTAAACAATAATTAAATTGATAGTGACCTACGCCATACCCTCTATTTATAACTAATAGAGGGTCATTTTTACCTGGCATTTTAATATAGTTTTTTTTAGGATTTGGAATCTTTTCAGGTTCTTTATCCTTGCCTTTATTAATTACAGAAGTAGGACTAATATCCTTACCCTTATTATTTTTTTTTTTAAATATTATTTTTCTTTTTTTTTTATTAATACCTAGAGAATTATTTTTAATAAATTTAGGAAATTGTGATACAGACAATATATTATTTTTAATATCAGAACTATATATTAATTTTGTTTCTTTACCATCATCTGTTAATATATCTTTACATTGATTCCATACTACATTACCTACATTTACACTAAAATTTAGCGATAATAACGTTTTTGAATTATTATATAAATTTTTAAATTTAGATATAGTATGTGGCAATCCAAAAATAGTATAGTTATTATTATTTAAAATATATTTTTTATTATTTTCACAGTCACCAATATTTTGTATATTAATAACTATTGTATCTTGTTTAGTTTCAATATATGAGTCATTACATTCTATTATATTTAATATTTTAAAGTTACGTGAAATATAGCTACGTGTTTTATCATAATATAAGCAGTTTAAGAAATTTTTAGGTAATACAAAACTTAAAATGCCATTTTTATTAAGTAATTTTAATGATCTAATTATAAATAGAACAAATATATTAGGCCTTCCATTAAAATAATTATAATATGATATATCTACATCTTCTTTTTTAATAACAAAGTAGGGAGGATTTCCTATAATTAAATCATATTTTATAGATGTATCGTATAATAAATAATCCTCATTATAAAGAGTAATGCTATCGTTTTCTAAGTTGTTTATGGAGTTAAAAATAGTTTTATTAAATTCTATACCCGTTATTTTAAAATTTTTATTATATTTATTAAGTGCTAAAATATATTCACAAGATCCACACGATGGTTCTAATACATTCTTAATATTTTCCATATATGGTTCGAGGAATTTTAAATTATCATTTATAGTTTGGGGTGGAGTAAAATATATTCCATTTTTTTTCTTTTCACTTTTACTAATATTTTTAGTTAATGTGTATGATAGTTCACTATAATCATCAATAACCATTTATTATTTAGTTATATTTTTTTAAATAATCAAATTTTTATAACTTTATTTAATTTATTATAAACAAGTTTTTATTTTGTTATCTATATTTTCATAAAGCAGTATAATCAAATTTATACTAATATTATTATACTGCTTTATTAATATGTCCAAAAGAAATTGTATTTAATAAACAATATGATAAAAACTTGTTTATTTTAGGAGGAATATTATTTGTTACCATATTAATTGGTTTTTTTTTAAAAACAGCATTTATTGTGTCTACATTAAATAATTTTTCTAATTGTACTTTAATAATAGTATTTGATTCTTTAGAATCTAATAATACCCCAATCTCTAAATCTGATCCTAAATATGATCTTGATAAAAAATTAGATGAAGTAAAGCAACCTTTGTGTTCTGAAATTATTAGTTTATTATGAATTTTAATATCATCAAAATACGTTATTATAAAATATTCAGCAAGTTTTTTAGTAGAAATTTTTTTATTATTAAAAAATGAAGTTATTTCTTTAATATATTTATATAATTTATAAATAAAAATATCTTTCTGATATGTATTGTATATATCTAACTGAATATGGTTTGTAACAATAATAACGATAAAATCCGTATTATTTACTATATTGTATAATATTTTTTTAATTAAATGATTTAAAACACAATTTTTATGCATTGAAAATATATATTGTGCCTCAATATAAATAAATTTTTTTGCGTTCGTAATAATCTTTTTAATATATTTTTGTTCACTATTTATATTTTTAAAGTTACCAATGAACGGCAATAACTGGTCAATATTGGGATTATAGTGTCCATTTAGTTTATATTGTTCTTTTATATATAGATTTAGATTATCAGTGCTTTTGATTTTTATTGCTATCTCATCCCATACAAAATTTTTAGTATTATATTTTTTAATATTTTTAGATTTATTTATGACTGAATTTCTAGTTATATCAACATCGATACCTCCTAATAAAATATCAGTTTCATCTATCAATAGTATTTTATTATGGAAACACCCCACTTTATGAAAACCAGAAGTATTATAATTAGATTTGCTTGAGTAAGACAGTATTTTAGGAACTATATTTGCAATATATTTTGGATTTTTTAATATACTTGGACTATCAATGTATTTAATGTTAAATGCCTTTGTATATAGTTTTTCTATATGGGGATATAATCCATTATTAAAAATAAGAATATATATTTTTACATTTTTAGAAACTTGTAATAGTATATCATAAAATGATTCTTTACCATTAAATTTATAATTAAAATCAAAAAGCCAACTAAAAATATAGATTGATTTTTTAGAACTTAATATTAAATGTTTCATTTCATTAAAAATTTCTATATAATTAGAATATATTATCATTAATTAATATTATATTATTTTTAACACTATTTAACTAATTATTTTTAGTTATACTGATACGTTCATCCATTAATAATAGATATATATCATTTATTAAATAATTGGGAGTATTTTTACAAGTTATAACCCCCTTTTTTTCTAATATATTTTTTTTATTTTTAATAGATTTTTTAGTATACGACTGTTTAAAATAGGATGTTATTGATTGTTGTTGAGTATTATTAGAATATTTAGGCGACATTTTTTTCCCATTTACATTATTTTGTTTAGGAAATATTTTTTTATCATTTGGTCTGGTTTGTTTAGGAGATATTTGCCTTTTACTAGTACTAGATTCTTTAAGACACATTTTCATTCTATCTGGACTAGATTGTTTATGGGATATTTGTCTTTCTCCTTCTACGCCTCCTCCTATAATAGATTCTCTTGGTGACATCCTTTTTCCTGCGTAAACATGTTGTTTAGGAGACATTTTTCTTCCCTCCAGGTTAGATTGTTTGGGCGACATCCTTTTTCCCACGTAAACAGGTTGTTTAGGAGACATTTTTCTTCCTCCCACGTTAGATTGTTTGGGCGACATCCTTTTTCCCACGTAAACAGGTTGTTTAGGAGACATTTTTCTTCCTCCCAGGTTAGATTGTTTGGGTAATATTTTTTGTCCATCTGTACTAGATTCTTTAGAAGATATTTTTCTTTTAGAATAGTCGGGTTGTTTAGGTGATGGTTTTCTTCCTGTATAATTATTTGCTACTATATTTGATTTTGTTATTGTTAAATTTGTATTTTTAAATGAAGTATTTTCTACAGAATCTAATAAATTAATCTTTTTAATAAACATATATAAATATATATTATTTTATTTAAATTAAATTAATTCGATAAATAATATAATTTTATCTATAATTTATATTAATTTATTTAAATTTGATTTTATATTTAAAGTTATTGTTAATTGTAATAATAGGTTCAATGTCTAAAGAAGAATTTGTATGGAAAAGAGACACCTGGAAAGTATTACAGGAATTAATTAAACAAGATAAACATTTAATAGAGCATCAAATAAATTCTTATAATAATTTCTTAGATAGAGATTTAATAAATTTAATTGAACAATTTAATCCAATTGTATTAAACTATGATTATATAAAAGAACAATTATTTTATAGAGTTAAAAAGGATTATTTATTAAAAAAATATAAATTAGATAATAATTTACTTAAATGGACAGAATTTTCTGATTATGAAGAATTAAATAAGTTAATATTGCATTTATTAAATTTAGAAAAAAAAAATAAAATTATAGAACTGTCAACACATTTAGCACCAAACGATGAATCCGAAGATAAATTATTAATTAATAATTTTATAGAAGAATATATAGATATTAAGAAAATAAATATTCAGGCACATCGATATGAGTTAGAAATATCTATAAATAATATTAAAATTATTCCACCTGTTATTCATGAAAACAATGGAACACGAAAAGTGATGTATCCTATGGAAGCACGTTTGCGTAATTTTAGTTATGTTTCTGATATATATGTTGATATAAATTTTAAAACTAAAACAAAATTGGGGGAAGGGTTAACAAATATAGTAGAATCGCCTATTAAAACGTTAAAAAAAATTAACTTATGCCAATTACCTATAATGTTAAAATCAAATGCGTGTATATTAAACAATATAACTAATAATACCCCTTTAGACTATGAAGAGTGTGAATATGATGAAGGAGGATATTTTATAATTAATGGTAGTGAAAAAGTATTAATTAGCCAGGAAATTATAGCAAATAATAAAATATATATTTTCCCAAATAATCGTAAACAATCTAAATACTCTCATATATGCGAAGTGAAATCCTTAGAAGATAAAAAAATCTTAACTCCTAAAAGTTTACAGGTTAAACTTACAAGTAAAGAAGATATATATGGCCATTTAATAAAAGTATCTATTCCACATATTCGAATAGATATACCATTGTTTATAGTATTTAGAATTTTAAATATCGAATGTGACAAAGAAATTATGGATTATATCCTAGTAGGTTGTGATTCAGAAACAAAACAAAAATATTATCAACTATTAAGAGGGTCACTATATGAAGGGTCGAATGTAACAAGTCAATCTCAAGCTAAAGAATATATATGTAAATACGTAAATATGATGGGATATAACAGGGATGAGTCTGAAACTAAACGACGTTTAATATATTTAAATGATATATTAATAAATGACTTATTACCGCATGTTGGTACTGATTTCAGAAAAAAAGCATATTTTTTGGGATTAATGGTAAAATCATTATTAGATGTGTATTATGGACGTAGAAATTATGACAATAGAGATAGTTATTGTAATAAACGCATTGAAACAGCTGGCGTATTAATGTTAAGTATTTTTAGACAATATTATACTAAATTTATTAAAGATACAAAAACACAAATAAATAAAGAGTACATCAATGGTTCTTGGAGAGCTACAAATGATTTTAGTAATATTATAAACAAAAGTAATATATATAAATTGTTTAAATCAACAACAATTACTACTGGAATTAAATATTCTTTAGCAACTGGTAATTGGGGATTAAAAGCATCTATGAATAAACAAGGTGTATCTCAAGTGTTAAACAGATTAACCTATAACTCAAGTTTATCTCATTTAAGAAGAGTTAATATTCCAATAGAGAAAAATTCTAAACTAGTAGAACCTCGTAAATTAAATTCTACACAATTTATGAGATTATGTCCAGCAGAAACTCCTGAAGGGGCTTCAGTAGGAGTCGTTAAGAATTTAGCATTATCTAATCATATTACAAATTATAGTAATATAGAATCTATTAAAAATATATTAGAATCTGACTATACCAAATCTTTATTGGACTATACACCCAACGAAATTATAGGTAAAACCAACATTTTTATTAATGGTGATTGGTTATATTTAACCGATTATGCGGAATTGTTAGTAAATAAGTTAAAAAATTTAAGAAGATGTGGAATAATTAATATATATGTATCTATTGTATGGGATATAAAAATAAACAGTATTTTTATATATACAGATCAGGGACGTTCTTGTAGACCATTATATATATTACAAGATAATAAGTTTAAAATTAATAATGATATTATTAAAAATATAGTGAATAAAAAAATATCTTGGAATAATTTATTATGTCAAAGTTTAAATAATACAGTATCTAATAATAATAGTTTAACTGATTATAGTAATGAAATAAAAGAAGGTGTTATAGAATATTTAGATGTAGAGGAAGAAAGTACTTGTATGCTTGCAATAACATCAAATAAATTAGAAAATTTAGATAAAAAGGTAATAAAATATAAATATACACATTGTGAAATACATGCTTGTTTACAGATGGGTGTAATGGCTACAATAATCCCTTTTTCTGATCATAATCAGTCACCTAGAAATACATATCAATCTGCGATGGGTAAACAAGCAATGGGTATTTATGCTACCAATTTTAGATATAGGATGGATACACTCGCAAATGTATTATGTTATCCTCAACTACCTGTTGTAAATAGTAAAATCATTAAATATTTACCTTCTAATAATTTACCGTGTGGAATAAATTGTATAGTGGCAATAGCTTCTTATTCTGGATATAATCAGGAAGATTCCGTTATAATGAACAGTAGTGCAATTGATAGAGGATTATTTAGCTCGGTATTCTATAGAACATACAAAGATGAGGAAAAAAAATCTCAATCGCTTGGGTCACAGGTTCAGGAACAATTTAAAATTCCTGATCCAAATATGACAGTAGGAATGAAAGGAAATAATTATTCTTATTTAGATAAAGATGGTTTTGGAAAGATGGATAGTTATGTTACTGAAAATGATATTATAATTGGGAAAGTAACACCATATAAAACAAATAAAAATTTATTTAAGTGTTCTAGTAGTTCTTTAAAATCAAATGAGTCTGGATTTATAGATAAAAAAATAGTGTCTAGAAATAGTGATGGTTATAAATTTGTAAAGATTAGAGTTAGATCAAATCGAAGACCTACTATTGGTGATAAGCATTCTAGTAGACACGGACAAAAAGGTACTGTAGGAATGGTATTACGTCAAGAGGATATGCCATTTACAAAAGATGGTATTGTTCCCGATATAATTATGAACCCTCATGCTGTTCCAAGTAGAATGACAATTGGTCAAGTTGTAGAATGCATTACAGCAAAGGCATCATCAAGTATAAATTTATTAGGAGATGCAACAAGTTTTAATGATAAAAGATTAACAGATTTAGGAGATATATTAGAAACAATTGGGTTTAATAGACATGGGGAAGAAGTTTTATATAATGGTCAAACAGGTAGACAACTTAAAGTAAATATATATATAGGTCCTACTTATTATCAACGATTAAAACATATGGTAGAAGATAAGATACACTCAAGATCAACAGGTCCAAATGTTATATTAACAAGACAACCAGCAGAAGGAAGATCTAGAGATGGAGGATTACGATTTGGAGAGATGGAGCGGGATTGTATACTAGCACACGGAACCGCACAGTTTTTAAAAGAAACATTACAAGATCGATCAGATAATTATAGAATGTATTTATGTAATAAATGTGGATTAGTAGGTATTGTTAATTGTGAAGAAAATATTTATAAATGTGAAAGTTGTGAAAATTATTCTAGTTTTAATGAAGTTAGAGTTCCATATGCGATGAAATTATTTATACAAGAATTAGAAAGTATGTCGATTGCTCCTAGATTAATAGTATAATATTTTAATTATAAAAAATCTAAATTTTATATATATATATATATAATGATAGATGATAAAGGTTTAACAACAATTTTAACCATAATATTAACTGTTTATAATACTGTTGCTCATAATTTTTCAGATAAAAGTAGCTCTAAAGAAGGACTAAAATATTTAAATTATTTTTTATTTTTTATAATTTATAAATCAGTAGGAGTATATACAAATGGTATTAATATGCAATATTTATTCGGTCCACGCACTCCAGATACATACAAAAATTTTAGAAATAATAGATTTAAGTATTTAGATAAACTATTAGGTTTAAATTTAAGTCATCGAAATAAGCTTAAAAAATATTTGGATGGTAAAAATGTTTTTATGTTTAGTGATTATATTAGTTATTTAGATTGGTTATTGGGAGCAGCACAACACTTAATAATGGGTAAATTATTGACAAAAGCGTTTACCTCTAATAATATAAATAAAGTTAAACACTTATTAATATTGGAGGTGCTATATGATTTTACAAATTTCTTTAATGGTATAGTAGAAAATAACAACATATATGAACAAAAATTATCTACAAAAGTAGGATTATTGTTTACATTTATTCATTTTATTAGTGTTTCAAGTATTTTTTTACTTGATGATAAAAACCTTGAATTGATTATAAATTCAGAAGAATTTGATATTACAAAATTTTCAGAGTTATTACTTACATCTTCAGGATATATTATATTATCAGCTACAATTCTTACATATTGTTTGCTTTATTTAGAAGATAATACAAGAAGGGATTATTTAAAAAATATAGTAATATATACTATACTAATAATATTTTACACAAATTTTATACTAAAATTTAAATTTATCAATGACATAAACAAAGATAAAAAAATTTCAGATAATATTAAAAAAAAGGCACCAATAAGTATATATGGTGTTTATATATATACATTTTATCCATTAATATTATTATTAATACATCGTATTAGAAATTAAAATTGATTATAAATTTTACATTTTATAAATAATTAATACTAATGGAACTTGTACCATCAGAATATAGAAATAATTTAAAAGTTATAAATGAACTTTTACAAAGTAATACTATTGATAAAATTTTAATAACTAATATTAATGAACTAATACTATGTATTAAAGCAATATCACAATATCATACATTTCTTGTATATCTCTACTATTTAAAAGCTAGAATTACTAAAGAAAATATCTACTTTATAGCAGCAAGGGATATATACATCGAAAATTACTATTATTTAGACAATGTTTTAGCTCAAGAATTAGATTGGAATACATTTAATTTTACGATATATGAGTTTGCAGATATATTATACTATAATGATATATATTTTATACCAGAATCATTGAAAAATACGTATACAATTAAATCAGATAGTAGATATATAGCACTTCCAAAAGATCATATTAAATATAGATACAAAATTATAGATAATTTGGGTAAAGGTAGTTTTAGTAATGTCTATAAATGTATGGATCATAAATTTTTAGAAAATGTAGCAGTTAAAATTATACGAAATGAAGCAAGATTTAATAGACAGGTAAAAATAGAAATAAAAATTTTAAAACAATTAGCATTAGATAATAATAAATATATGTATACCTTATTGGATCATTTTGATTTTCGAAACCACACTTGTCTTGTATTCCATTTATTTAAACATAATTTATATCACCATCTTAAAAAAAAAGAGTTTAGACCAATGTGTTTGCTTCATGTTAAACAAATATCATATCAAATGTTAACAGTATTAGAAACTATGAATAAATATAATATAATTCACACAGATTTAAAACCAGAAAATGTAGTTATAGATTATATAGATATAGATAATATTAAAATTAAAGTAATAGATTTTGGATCTGCTACCTATAAACATAATAGAATACATACCTATATTCAATCTAGATATTATCGAGCACCTGAAATTTTGTTAGGAATACCATATGATATCGGAATCGATTTATGGTCGATTGGGTGTATTATTTATGAATTAATGACTGGAAATCCATTATTTAATAGTAAAAATGAAACAGATTTAATACTTGCACACTATAAATTTATAGGTAAATTCGATGATAGGTACATTTCTAAAATTACTAAAAGGTTTAGTATATTAGATAGATATAACATATCACCTTGTTTAGACCGTCCATACGAAAAATTAGAAAAATTACATAAACACGAATTTTTATGTGATTTTTTAAAAAATATATTTAAATGGAGTTCTGAAGAAAGATTGTCTATATCACAGGCACTAGAACATCCATTTATTAATTAGTTTTGTTGATTATTGTGTTGATTATTGTGTTGATTCGTTGTTATATTGGTTAGATATTTTATTAACTAATATAATTTTTTTTGTTGGGTGCTGACATAAGAGTGGACCCCCATTAATACCTGTAACATCTACAGCAGCTTGTTTGCCACTATCTAATGTATCTTCTGAATAAGATACATATTCTCCATCAATTAAAGTTTTATATGTATCTTCTGGAACATTAATTCCAGAATAATGAACAAATACATCATCATTAGTATCTAAATTAGTTATAAATCCGAAACCTTTTTTATTATTAAACCATTTTACTGAACCTAAACATTGAGTCATTTTACTTTATAATATAAATAATATAGATAATCTTTAAATACTTATTATGCTATAAATAGATTAATAATATATATATTATTTATATGCGATATTATAATATTATTTTTTATATAAGTGTTATAATTATAATAATAATTGGATTGCACTTAAAAGACTATTTAAATACGAATAATAAATACGAAATACTAACTATTAAATATAATAAGACAGTTCAGTCGTATTTTAAAGAAAATTTACCTATAATATTTACTAGCTTATTTAATTTAGATACTATTATTTCCCCGATTACAACTAAACAAAAATATATACAAAATCTTGATTATATCAATTATTTCAGCCATTCTAAAGATATGTTATTTGTATTAATATATGATAAAATTTCGGTTGAATTATTAATACCAAAAGAAATAAATAAATTTAAAATGATAACAAAAAAAAATAATATAAAAATATTAAAAAATATAGATATGAATTATAAATATATTCAGGTAAATTTAGATAAAAATAATATATTATCTATACCAAGATTTTGGATATTTAAAATAAAAACCATTAATCCAAGTATTAAAATTTATTATACAGATACCTTATTTACAAATTTATTTAATGTATTTTATTAATTATAATATAAAGAATTATATTATATTATAATTAATATGGGTGGTGGATTATTACAATTATCTGCTTATGGTTCAGAAAACGAATATATAAATGGTAATCCTCAAATAACATTTTTTAAAACTGTTTACAGAAGATATACAAATTTTTCGATACAATCTATAGATGTTCCTTTAGAAGGTCCAAGTGAATTATCATTTAATAATACTATTAAATTAAAAACAACTATTCCAAGAAATGCTGATTTAGTAAAAAATATATTTTTACGAGTTGAACTTCCAGATATTTATTCATCTGTAGAAGACGAATTTTTCTGGGTACAAGGGGTTGGTGTATCAATGATTAATCATATAAATATAATTATAGGAAGTAATATAATTCAACGTATATCGGGTAAATATATATGGAATATAAACAATCTAACCGTAAAACAAGAAAAACAAAAAGTTTTTAATAAAATGATAGGAAATGAATTAGATTTATCCTATAAAACTCTCAAACATAAAAAATATATTGGATCCGATAATACAAATTTAATAAATAATACAATTACAAAATTTTATAATACACATCCAAGTATATTTGGAAGAACTTTAAATATACCTATACCATTTTGGTTTAGTAAACATACAGGATTATGCTTACCTCTAATCGGTTTACAGTATCATGAAGTTATTATAGAAATAGAGTTAAAACAGGCAAAAGATTTATATACTATCAGGAAAAAGGATAAATTATATTATTACTATAAAAACTCAAATCATTATTATAAAGAAAATACAGATAATAGTGAGGGAAATAATGATAATAGTGGGGGAAATAATGATAATAGTGGGGGAAATAATGATAATAGTGGGGGAAATAATGATAATA